CTCGCAAGGCTCTGTAGGCTCGCAAGGCTCTGTAGGCTCGCAAGGCTCTGTAGGCTCGCAAGGCTCTGTAGGCTCGCAAGGCTCTGTAGGCTCGCAAGGCTCTGTAGGCTCGCAAGGCTCTGTAGGCGTTCAACAGCTTCTAACCTTTCTGCGCCGTTTAAATCCGTGCGAAGTGTGTTTGCGTTGAGCTGATTTCGATAATCAGCAATTCGCTCAGCCACCGATGGTTTGTCACTTTTCTCCACACGGAAACCAAGCGCCTCAAGTTTCGAGGTATCGTTCACAAAACAAGCGTAATGAAGTGCTTCTTTGAACGGCTCGACATTCTTTCCATAAATGTAATCAACGCCGTTATTGGCAAACGACCAGCAGATTGCTACAAAGGCATCTTCATCCTTGCACCGGTGAAACTCCTCACGACTTATCCACTCAGAACAGTTTTCAGGCGTATATTTGCCGTGAATGGCGTCAAGAAAGAGTTTCGGCATCCGTCCGTCAATGTCGTTGATAATGTAGCGATCCCAACGTCCAGACAGCAACGCAGCATGTGTGACGGCACACCCACCGCAGAACATGTCAACAAACGTACCGCCACTTGGCAGATTTTCGATCACCCACTCGGCAATCTGGTTCTTGCTCCCCTTGTACGGAAGTCCATACCTCATTGCATACCTCTAAAACTTAAAGTCGCTGAACTCTATCTGCTTATCAAGCAACTTGTGACAAACATAAACCGTCTGTGTGTTTGGCGCATTTAGTATCTCTGTACCGTATCGAAAAAACTTCATCCGTCCGTCAGGGATTAACAGTTCTACGCCGTATCGCTTGAACATTTCTCTGCGTTCCCTTGAATCAAATAATCCGTTCATGTAAAGCGTGACCGCAAACGGAACATCCAATTCATAAAGGTGTTTCAAAACATCGTCTCTCTTGCTAAACGGAGGATTGCTCACAACTATGTCGCCTTGCGGTGAGTTGTAGCTGAAGAAGTCCTGACCGGTTTCGATGTGACCATTCACGACTTCAAGACCAAGCCCTTTGAATGTTTTCACAAAGTTGCTATCGCCCTTGTCAAACGGGCACCAGATCCTTTTATACCCCCCCCCTCATGACGTAAGGAACAATCATGTCTACCACGTTCTGAGGGGAGTAATATTCGTCACCGTTTACAGACTGAAGCGTGTTTGCTCTGAATCCTTGTAGTGGCATATTACAGAACCAATCTCTGCTGTTCGTACTCAGGAGTAATCAACATTTCGCCAACCGCTCTTTTGTAAAACTCTTTGTTGATTTCAAACCCATAAAAATTTCGTCCAGTCTCGATGCAAGCCCTCCCTGTAGTGCCGGACCCGAAACAAGGATCAATCACAACGTCACCAGGGTCGGTGCAAATCTCAATCAGCTTCTTCAAGACTTTGACCGGCTTCTGAGTGGGATGAATCTTCGGAATGTCTTTTCCGTCTCTTTCATACTCCATCCAGTCGAGAATCATGTGACCGGTTCCACGGATAGGCTTTCCGTTTTCGTCATACTGTGCGCCGTTTCTGAACTTCGGCAGATACCCACGATAGAAAAGCAACGCCCTCTCTGTCGCACCGACAATCCGCATATTCGCCTTTAACGCCTGTGGACTTGACTTCTTCACGAACGTGAGCGGTATATAGTGGATAAACCCATGCTTCTCAGCAGCTTTGATAAGCGTCTCCTGCTGTTGGAATGAACAGAAAACGATCATGCAAGGCGCATCAGATGACCTTCCTCTCGGCCCTCCGCTTTTCGGCTCCTTCCTCATGAGTTGCGAACAGAAGTGGAAGTATTCATAAAGATTGAAATTGAAGTCGGACGCAAATGCAGCTTTCCCCGCCAACTTGCTCTCGCCATTCTTGTTATCGCCACCCTTATACCAGACCGGGTTACTGCCGTAAAAATTCGTGCCTACGTTATATGGAACATCGGCAATTATGAGCTGTGCCTTCTGAATCGGATATTTCTTCCAATTCTGCATTGAGTCGTTGAAGGCTTCACACTTTAGCTTTTTATCGTGTCTCTCCATAGTTTTACCCATTAGTTGAACGGTAACTCCTCGTCAATGCCGTCCGGGATGTTCATAAAGTCATCCTGCCTTGCCTGAGACTGCTGACGAGAGCGGCCCTGATTATTGCTCTGCTGACCCTGATTGTTAGCCTGAGATGCAGCACGGCTTTCAGCGAACTCGATGCTATCAATGTAGAACCTGTCACGGTAGACCGTCTGACCATCCTTGCCCTGGTAATTGTCGTTCTGCAAATGAGCTTGGACAACTACCTTCGAGCCTTTGTGCAAATACTTCTCGATGAACTCAGCGGTCTTGCCAAAAGCTACAAAGCCATTGAAGAAATCAGCGTCCGGCTGTCCTTCACGCTTCATCCGCCTGTCAACCGCCAGAGAGATATTAGCGATAGGCTTCTGATCCTGCGTGTAGCGAACTTCCGGGTCCCTTGTCAAACGTCCCATCATAATTACGATATTCATTGCTTAAACCTCACATTTCTGTCCGGGAACTGCGATTCTGCAATCAACCCCGGAAAAATTATTAACAAGTTCTGCAAAAACTTCATCCGGCTCAGTGGCTTCGCTTGACAAGTGGCAGGCGATTATTCGTCTCAGCTTTGGTGTCTGATTGGCTTTTATGAAGTCAATAGCCGTGTCAAGGCTCATATGACCGCCATAGACATGCCGCCTTTTGGTTTCCTCTTCGGTAACGTACTCTTCCTGGTAGTCAATGCCGATAAGGATTGTGGACGGAGCATATCTCTTGAAAGTCCACCGGCAGAACTGGCAGTCGGTCAGATAGACCATGCAACCCATCTCCGGGTGATGAATAAGGTATCCGTAAATCGGGCAAGAAGAACCATCACCGTTTGTGTGGACCCACTCATGTTCAGCATCATCCAGGGGAAAAGGTACTATCTGGTAGTCGCCAAACCTGACAGCCTTGTGGGAACCATCTTCCGAGTAAGACTTGCAGACCGGGATTCCCATGCGCTCAAGGTTTGTCACCGAAGCAGCATGATCCTTGTGGTGATGCGTGACGATACATCCTACAATGTTGGTTACATCCCAATCACAACCGGCCTTGATAGCCTTGATATTGATTCCGGCTTCAATCAGGAGCATCTTACCGTTGCCATCCTTGAGGATATGGAGATTACCGTCTGAGCCAGATGCGACCGTTTTCAGCGTCATTTTTTCTTCCTCTCCATAAGCCGTCTCTGCTCACGATTCGGAGTTGCCCCCTTCCTCAGTGAGTAACTCGTGTTCGTGATTTCCGTCCTCACCTTCCGGCTCCGCTTCAACATGATTTCCCTGCGATTCATGCTTCTTTGCCACCTCCTCAATCGCTCCTACGACTACCGCTTTCCTTGTATCACTCATTTCCGATGCGTGAAGTTCTGCGAAGAACTCATTGGTAAACTCGCCAAGCTGAACAGCTATCTCTCTGAGTTTCACACCCTTCTCTACCGCAAGATGGTGAATGTCAGAGTTAGTCAGCCTGTTAATCGGTCCATTCATACGCCATACCTCCCAGCTTCAAGATCAATCGCTTCATAAAGTGCCGCCAGTTCACTCAAGAACGAATACTTGTCTTTCGTGCGTTCAAACTCGCCAAGCGCATTTTTGATAATCGTTCTGCGATATTCCTCATTTGCGAGAGCCGTATCGGTTGACATGAAGTTTGCCAACTTTGTAGCCCCCTGGGAATAGTCAGTCGCAGTGAACGCCCGGACCTTTTTGGGAACCTTCTCAACGATTGTCGGAGTAAATGTCTGAGGTTCCGTCTCCCCCTCGACAACTTCAACCCTCAAATGGGTAATCGCCATTCTTGCCTGTTCAAGCCTGTACTTTTCACCGGCAATCGCATCATTCCACTCAAACAGGTTATGTGTCGGGCTATCTTCTGCCCTTGAAGCATCAAGCAACTTTTCCTTAGTAACGCTCCCGGTATCGGCCTCAATCCGCTCAAGCGTCTTGCCTACCGTATTAGCATCAACGCCGAAACCGCCGTAGCTCCATGAATAATTTTTCTTCAACTCGAAAACCAAATTATCACTCCTTTCGTCTTTTGGTGGTGGAGCCGATATTTAACCGGCCCCTTCGCACCAGGACATACCTTGGCCCACAGCGACTTGACCAACCTCGGCTCAACATGCCTCAACTGCCGTGTCAAGCCAAAGCTAACCACGCAGTAACACGCTCTGCCTCGGCCTGGCCCACCTGACCAAAACTGCCGCATCAAGCCATACCTTACCGCAACGGACTGCACGTTGCCCTGCCCTGTCCCACCGAAACTGCCAAACCGGGTCCAACCGCAACGAGCCAAGCCCTGACCCGCCCTTCCTCGCCTCAACTGCCAATCCGGGCCATGCCGCACCTTGCCGGAACCTGCCAAGACAAACAATGCCCAACCAAAACTGCCATATCCAATCCTGACCAGACAAACCCTGTCCCGCCCATCCAAGCCCAAACTGCCACGCCCTAACCAACGATACCGCACCGGTCCTAACCTTGCCATGCCTTGTCATACCATAACTGCCAAGTTTACTCTGCGTAAGCCACCTCAAACATTCCGTTATGACCGTCCTTTTCGGGCCTCCATTCTCCGATGCCCACCGCATAACCACCGGCATTAAGGCAGTTGATAATCTGTTCCAGGGTCACATCACCAGAGGCGTTGTACTCAATCTCAATGTCAGAGTACCAGTCCTTGAACTCTCCACGATAGCGAAGGTCCGTACCGCCCATGCCTACAGTGACCATATCCTCTCTCATTTCCGGGGAACCGCCACGAATCTCAATGTACTCGCTGTTCACTGATCCGTCACTCATTACGCCACGGACGAAGTATGCTCCACGAAGTCCCATCTGGTTTTTGACCCATCCGAGCCGGTAAGCGCCTGAGTTTGCTGCAATCTTGATGGAGTTTGCCGGGAAACCGAACCTTGCACCGTTCTGGATCGCTTCTCCGAACTTATCAGCAAGTTCCTCGTCAGTGTCAGCAGTCGGCTTTTCCGTCAGCCAGTAAAGGGAATCAACGAAGTCCTCAAACGGTCTGCGGACCTCACGCTTACTCTTTGTGCGAGTGGTTTTCTGCTGTGCTTCAAGCATCATGCGCTTTGCCTTTTCACTCCACGCATGGATAATGAGCGGCGAAGTGCCGATAATGCGTACTCTTGCGTACTTCTTCCGAATCGGTACGATATTGATTGCTTCATCCTTCTTTGTAGTTGCCATCTTTGTTCTCCTTTAGTTTAATTTGGTCATTTTACTTGTTAATCTTGTCATTTCTCGCCGCAATGACTATAAAGCCGATGTTGGCGATAATCAGCAGTGCCAACACAGCAATCACAATCAGAGCAATCTTTCCATCATCCATTAGAACTCCCTCTTCGGACCACCACGCCGGTGAGCATTACGGACGCAGGATTCTATCTCGCTGTCCTTTTTCTTGCAATAATCGGCCTTCTTAGCGTTGATAACAGCGTTGTAAATGAGGAAGGCTTTGTAGGTCTTACAGCCTTTATGACAGCCAAGTGTTCTCTTAGTGCAATCTTTACAGCCGGTACAGGTATTGTTCATTTCTGCTCCTTGTATACGCCAAAGACGAACACCTTCGCATCACGCTGATAGCTACTCAGCAAATCCATCAGCGCATCCTCGGCATCTTCCTCTTTTGTGAACTCGGCAATCGCCGTCGGGTCCTCAGTTAAAGGATTAGCCCCCAGGGGATAGAGGACTATATCATAACTGACTTCGGCCCTCCATCCCACCTTCTTCTCTATTCCGAGCATCACCTGTTCAAGAGGGAAAACTGTCTTTCCGTCTTGGGATACTACGATCATTGCGCTACCTCACTCTGCGAAGGGATTGTCAGCGTTTACTTCATCAGCAGTCGGGACCTCGTTGAACTCAGCGTCAGTGAACTCGGAGGTATTCGCTCCGGCCTCAATCGCTTCATGCGCTTCTTCAACCACATCCACCTGGTTATCCACATAAGTCACGGAACCATCGTCATTGATAACGCCCATGTCGGCCTCAATCGCTCTCTGCATCTGCTGATTCTTGACACTCATAATGCCCCACTTGCGAATCAGTGTACGGATCATCGTCTTTTCAGCCATTGCATCGAAGTTGGTGGACCAAATAGACTTCTTAGACTTGTACTTCTTATCGCTCTTGTAGGTCTGGCTGTACTTAGATGCGTGAGCCTCCATCTTTGCGTAAGGCCAGTAGATTTCCTTGCGATAGCCGTTCATAAGCTCAAACATGGCATAGTAGCCGACCGTCTTAGCCTTTTCTCTCACTTCCGGGTCCATGATAGGCTCAAAGACGATTTCCTCAGTGATGGGATTGTAGGATTTCAGCTCACCTTCCTTGATTGAAGAAGCGACAATCTTCTTGTACTGACCACTCCTCATAGCAAGCTGTTTGTAGCCGTTTGTGCCGAGTTGGAAGGTAGCCTCGGAAACGCCTGTCTCCCGGTTCTTGTAAGGAACCATGTAGAAGAATCCCATCTGCGGCGAGGGGGGAAGTTCAAGGCTTTCACCCAGGAGTGCAGCATTGAGGATTGACGCATTGGTGCATTCAGCCAGAAGTTTGTTCGTCTGCACCGCTGATACGATGGAAGAGATAAACGCCTGAGACTTCTTCTCACCGACCACGCTGGCGACATTAGCCTTTACCTTCGGATTGGTGAGGTATGATGTAATGCCCATTTTTGTAGGCTCGTTCTTTGCTACTTCATTTGCCATGCTTAATCACTCCCTTCTTAAACTCGTCCTTGAAGTTTCTGCCGGTCCGAACAATGTCAATGGGATAGCACCATTCAGCATAAACACCGTCATACCAGAGGACCTGGAACTGCTCTAAGTAACTTGCTCTGCGACCGATGATAACTCCGGCATCGTCAGGCTCACCGTTTCTGTAGACTTCATCAAAGATGTTCAACGATAATCTGCCCCCCTTCTGTATCCTTGGCAGTCAGCAGGATAAGCTGCGTGTTTGCCAGTTCCTTGACCTTCGCAAGCGTCTCCGCAGTAGCGATACCCGCCTCGTCAATAAAGACCGGCAGATAGGTGTCGTAGAATCTCTGGAGAGTGGTCACAATATCCACCATAGCGACCATTTTCTCGCCACCAGAAAGGCTGTCATAAGGTGTGTAGCCAATCATCGGGACCAAGCACTCCTTATATTCGCCGTTTTTCTGGTAATCAAAGAGTTTCCAGGAAACGACCTTGAAGTGAGAATTGATGCTCTCGGTAAGCATTTCATTCTTCGTCCTGCCGAAAAGAGCAATCTGAGCTTCAATCATCTCCGTTCTGGCGATTGCCTGTTCGTATTCAGTACGCTTATTTCCAAGTTCATCAACCCTGGCCTTGGCATCTGCAACACGAGCGATCCTTGCCTTCTCAGCCTCGATTTCGTAACGGATATGGGAGGCTTCATCTGCCATGGCGTTGGTATCGGGAGCCTTTGCAATCTTGTCCTCGATTTCCGCTCTCTTGGCATCAATGGCGTTGATTTTCTCGACCGCCTCCTTGTAGCCAGGAACCTCATTGTCATGAAGGGAACAGGCCACCTTCTTGGCCTCGTCAACCTTCTGGCGCAGCGCTTCACGTTCTGATTCAAGAGCTTTCACTGTTGCCTCGTCCTTTTTCAGGACTTTCTTACCCCTGGCGAGGTTGTCTGAATACTTCTTGATTTCAGCCTCGCTCTTTGCGATTCCATCCCCAAAGGTTTTCAGATCCTTTGCCTTACGGTTTTCAAATTCAGCCCGGATAGCGTCAGCGTCTTTCTTATCAAGAGGACGATGGCAAGTAGGGCAGATAGTTGAAGATTCATCAAACTGAGCGGACTTTCTCGATGCGTAAGAGGCTTCAAGTTTGCCCTTATCATATTTGAGACTTTCGATTTTTGTCTCAAGACCGGCAATCTTAAGTCGGGTATCGTTCAGCTTATCCTTTGCCTCCTGAACCTTATCGCCCATTGCAACGGCAGCATCTATGGCCTTACTAACCTTGTCGTTGTTGTCTTTGTTCGCCTGTTCCTTCGCCTGTAAGAACGCCACACTGACTTCCTCACGCTCCCTGTTGAGCCTCGTAAGTTCCGCTCCGAGATTGGCCTTGGCTTCAACCGCCTTTGCCATCTCAGCCTTCTTAGCTTCAAAGGCAGCGGTCAGGGATTCAACCTTGCCATCTTCAAGAGGAACAATCTGCCTCTGAGCCTCACTGATTCTCGCAATGAGAATGTCACCGTTCTTACCGTACTCAGCAAGAATTTTCCGTCTGGTAGCCTTCTGCTGTTCACCAATCTCTGTAATGGTGTAGTTCTCAAGCAGTTCAGCCAGTTCCTTTGTGCCTGCCTTCTTAGCGATTTCAAGGTCAGGGAGAGGATTTGCCATAGAGAACACGGTCATCCGGGCCTTGTCCTTCGACTTCTTATCGCCCATTGCCTGATTGACAAATACTTCGGGATGGGCCAGAACCGTGAACAGGTCCATATCAATGCCACGTTCAGCAAATGCCTTAACAGCATCCCTCTCAGCCATGGCTACCGCATTGATCGTGTAGGTGTTGACCGTGGTGGTCTTGCGATTGCCGTTTGCATCGGGCTTTGAGAACCGGGTTTTCTGCGACCTGATAATCTCCACCGGCTTTCCGTCTACCTCACAGTTGACAGTGACCTGGGTTTCTGCTGAATCGGCGGGCTTGTTGTTGGGGGCGATTGTCGGGTTAGCAGTCAGTGAGTAGTCCTTGCCACTCATTGAGTACATATAGCCGTCAGCGATTGTAGTCTTGCCTGATCCATTCGGTCCAAGTACCACGTTCAGTCCAGGGCCAAACTTGTATTCAGCACTCGCACATCCCTTGAAGTCGTTCAGCGCAATGCTGTTAATTTTCATGTTGCTCATTTGCTACTCCTCTTCCTCCTCCTTGTTATGAAGTCCAAATTCCTAAGAATCACGATTGCAACGTAATTGAAAGCCAAAACATTGACGACCCAACCGACCGTGAAGCTGTCGCAGACATATCCGCTTACCAGATAGATTGCCAGTGCTATTTCGGCTGAGACGAAGATTGCTGTGTCATGCAGGATTGAGAAAGCCCTTCTCCTTCTCGCTTGTTCTGCTGTGAGTTTCGGTAACATCCCTTTATGTTCTCCCCCTAAATACGCCACCATTTTCTCTCGATGGTGATTGTTCCTCTTTCCCACCGGCTCCTCAGACCTTTCAGTGTCAGGCCGTTGACCACTCGCTTACCTTCCGGGACTTCCTGCATAGCAACAAATTCATCACCTTCGGGAGACTGTATGCTCACCACCTTGCCATTTTCTACAAGGACCTGGTAGCGAAGGAAGTTATGCCATCCGTCCATCGTTGCCTTACCCGATGCTCTCAGCAGCATTTGTCATGACCATCGCCGTCTCGTCTGCAAGTGCCTGGGCGATAAACTGAATGTCGCAGGCCGGAGCGTCAGCGATGCTCTCATGGATCATCTTCCTGTAGGCCGTTACCGCCTCGTCCTTCACCTTCTGCATTTCCTCCGGGGAAGTTGCGCTGATGATTCTGGAAATAAAGTTTGTCGTGATTTTCTTTGCCATATTGTTCTCCTTTACTTTGTGTCCGGTTGATTGTTACTTGAGTAAATTTAACTTACCGAGGAGTGAAACAATCTCTTTCAGCACATCCTCTACGTTGTCGGGTTCAGCATCCTTCTCCGGGGCCTTATCAGCCTTGGCCTCTTCCTTCTTGTCCTCCGGCCCGAAAGCTAAATCAATAAGTTTGTCCTTCGTTGCCTTTTCATACAGCTCAGCAATGCGAGGATCGTGTTCAGCGAGAGACTTCCTGATAGCCACCACGATTGAAATCGTGTCAGCGCAAATCTCTTCGAGACTGCCGATAACGCTCAGGTCTGTTTCGCCCCTCCGGGTTGTTACTTTAATCATTCTTATCTCCTTTGCTTTTGGTTGATTAGTTGTCAGCTTTCAGTTGATTCTTCGAGCGCAATAAAGCGTATGTCATCCGGTGTGCAATTATAAATCTCACACAGTTTGACAAGTTGCGGATATGTTGGGGCTGACTTCCCACTTTCCCACCGTTCAACCGTTCCTCTGTTGACAGAGAGTAGACCGGCGACCTGTTCTGTGGTTAGTCCGCAATCCGCCCTCCAACCTCTTAAACTTATCCTTCTCACTTGATCTAATCACCTCCTGTTTTTAATGGTTTTGTTTTTGTCATTAACTGTTTATCTGTGTCGTTTGCTTACAGTTGTGATTATATCAGCTTTTAGCGTAATGTCAAGCCTAAAGTTGAAATTTTTTTCAAAATGCTTGCTTTTTATGCTAAATGGTGGTACATTATTTATATGAAGAAACTCTGTTCAAAAAGGAGGTGAAGCGCACATGGACGAAGATTTTAGAACGTCTTTTGCGAGGAATCTAAAGTTCTATATGGCCAGAGAAGGCAAATCTCAGGCGGATATGGCAAAGCGGATGAAAGTGTCAGCGACAACGGTGTCCGACTGGTGCAACGGACGCAAGGTTCCGAGGGCTGATAAACTACAGGCTATATGCGACTGGTTATGTATAACCATGACACAACTTATGGACGAGGGCAACCCATACACGGACCCTCCAAAAGCTCCGACCAAAGAGGCAATCGAACTGGCAACAAAGATTCTCCGGGACAGGCAATGCAAGAAGGTGGTGGACATGCTGCTCAAACTCGATAACGATGCGCTTGTTGCAGTTGAAGTGATTATTAAACAGCTTTCCCGGTAATGGGAGAAAGGGTAATATGGCTGAAATTACTTATGACGAGATTTTCCTGAACGATGCGAATGTGCTTATGTTCAGACCGAGACTTGCTTGCGCTATCGGACTGCACGAAGCAATCATTGTCAACCAGATTGAGTACTGGATCACTCAGATTAAGAAGTGGAAAGAACCGAAGGAGAGAGACAGGCACTACAAGGATGGTAAGTGGTGGGTATACAACTCCCTGGAAGAGTGGCACAGTCAGTTTCCGTTCATCAGTAAAGACCTTCTCCAAAGAAAGTTGGTGAAGATGAAGAAGGACGGCATACTGTTCGCTACCGCTCAGTACAATACCGCCTCTTTTGACCGCACTCTCTGGTACTCTATCAACTACGAAAAACTTGCATCAATCGTTGCAGGAACCGGCACTGAGATGCAAAAAACGGACGCTGAAAATGCGCCAAATGATGCAAAAGGCCAAAATTCGTTGATTTCTCCCATGTCGGGATTTTCCCGAGATGGAAGTCGGGATTTTCCCGAGACCAATACCATAGATTACTCTACAGAGACTACTACTAATACCGTAAGTATTGATGATAAGTTAGAGGTTAATAATAAAAAAGCTAAATCTATTATAAAGGCTAAATCATCACCCTGTCGGGCGATTCGTACCTCTTCGAACTTTGATGTCTCATTGAAAAAGACTTTATCAAACATGAGAAGGGCGGTTGCCAGTGATGAAGATTTTGCCGCAATGAAGTACCTTGTTGAGTATTTCTTCTCAGCTATCGCCTTACGTTGCGATAAGATCCATCACGTTCTGAGCGTTAAACAGTGCGGAAATATTTACGCCACCCTCAAGGAAAGATTTACGCCTCTCAACAAAAGCACCGAAGATATTACCTGGCAGATACAATATTACCTTCACGACTTCATCCCAAAAACGGATATGCTGACGATGGAGCATTTTGCCACCGATGGGATATTACAGATTGGTGACTATCGTATGCAGAACCTTGACATTAGTGACGAGGATATTGATTACCGGGCATATTATATCGGCAAACATCCAAACTGTATGATGGCCCAGGAATCCCGGAAACAGGTCCTTGCTCCGGCAACTTGACCACTTAGGCCCTCTCAGACCGTCAAGAATCGTTTCTAACTTGTGGGATGGTCAATCTTATTACCCATGTTGCTAAAACGGATTGTAGCCCCTCTCAGAGCGTCACAGACGAAAGGAGTGACTATGGGAGCGAGAAAGAAACGCCAGTCTGACGGACGATACCGTAAATCTATCTGGACCGGCGAGTTTAAAGATGGGAAGAAGGTGTATAAGCAGATAGTAGCGTGGTCGGCGGATGAACTTGAAGTGAAGGTTGAACTTTATCTCAGGCAGTTATCAGGTGAGGTAACATCTGAGAATGAAGAACAATTAACCCTCTACAGTTACGCCTGCCAATGGCTCCAATCGCATAAAGCCGTGACGAGCGATAATACCAGGCAGATGTACGAAAACCTGATTAACGTGCATTTGAGGGCGTTTGATGAAATTATCTTGCGAGAAATGACACCAAGTGATGCTCTGAGAATAGTTAATCGTCAGGCCGGGCATACCGCTACACAGCAGAAAATTATCCTGACCATAAAACAGATCGTAAAGCAGGCAGTACGTGACGAGGAGATTTCGGCTAAGAGGGCAGATGACATTATATGTTCCCTTCCGAGAATCCGCCATCAGGTCAAAGAACGCAGGACCTTGACTGACGATGAAGTAAAGGCCGTTAAGACCGCTGCCTATCGTTACCTGACTGACGAGGTTTTTATCCTCATGATTTATGGATGTGGGCTGAGAAGAGAAGAAGTATTAGGACTGACCGGTGATGATTTTGACTGGCAGAAAAGGACCGTCAGGATTAACAAGGCACTTGCCATCGTAAATAACACAAGCGTCCTCAAAGCCCCTAAAACGGCACTTAGCACCCGGACACTTCCAATCCCTCAAGGAATAGCGCAAAAGCTGAAATTAAGGCTCTCAGGGACGCACAGCACCATATTCGTGACGCAGGAAGGACGGTTATTCACCAATTCGGCATATACGAAGATGTGGACGAGGATTAAAGATGCTCTCAGGGAGACTGGATATGAGATAGGCGATGATTTGACGGCTCACGTTTTTCGTCACCACTATGTCACGCAACTTTGCTACCAGGTCCCTAAGATTTCGCTCAAGAAGGTCTCGCAGTTAGTCGGTGACAGGGAAGATACGATCCTCAAGATTTACACGCACGTTGTAGCCGAGAGGGAAAGCGTTGAAGAAGCCCTGAACCTGTTCTGAAATGTCCAGAAAAGCGAACCACAGTCAGTACGTTTTCAGTACGTCATGTACTAATTTTCGCAGTACGTCAGACCTGTATACGACCGTGAATAATTATACTTATGAGCGGTTTATGAACGAAAAAGGCAACAAAAAAAGCGTTTACCGCCACGACCGGACAGTTTACGCTTTCAGAAAATGAAGCATCGGGGATTCGAACCCCGGACAACTTGATTAAAAGTCGCAAGAAGCGCAGTAACCAGTATACAATGCTCTGAGTATCTATACAAGTTACAATCCGTTTTAAGGCAAAAAAATAAGGGGATAGTCTTTGCCGTATGTGACATTGACTGTCCCCTTTTAGTGTTTTTTACGATATTAAGCGAATGAAGGTATCTGCATCGACATAACTCATGCCGACAGCCTTTTCAAGACCCGGCCCGAACTCGCCCGGATATTCAACGCCGTTAGGGTCCTTTCCTCGCAGGTACATGATGATTTCAAGAGCAGTGACCATATACTGAATCTCGCCACGCTTGACATAATGGCCTTTGATCGCTCTGCGGCTCTTGGGTCCGAAAATGCCATCCTCGACAAGATTTGCGCCGTAGTCATAGTTCATAGCGACTTGAAGCACCCTCGCCATCTGTTCCTGGGTTTCTCTTCCACGAATACCATCCACGGCGATACCATGACCAGTGAATTTAATGCTTTCCGTCTGACCTTTTGCAATACAATCTGTAATACTTTTCTCAGTAGAAGAGGATGTATTACTATCAGCATACTTGCCGTCAGACAGCACAACAACGGTATGACCCTTCGTAGCTGTAACAAGTATATCGCCACGCTTGAGCCAGTTAGGAGAATCGCTATACTTGCTACCTGTAAGCCGCTCAAAGGCCCCTGTAGCCATGAGAACCGCCACTTCGTTACCAGTATAGAAGTCACCAACGAAAATGCCTGCATAGGCCATACAGAGCCTTACAAGGGCAGAGCAGTCAGTCTCAACATTTTCGGTGATAGTAGCAGGGTCATACGAACCATGAGCCCTGCACCAGTCATAAGCCGTGTATCTCTGAATCTGGTCATAACCGATATGAGGATTGTCACATGCTCTTTGCATAGCGTAGGCGATTTTCTCTCGTTTTTCCGGGTCCTTCGCCCTCAGAGCAATCCACGACTTATTGTGAGCGTACCATTCCTGGGTGCTGACTTCTTTGCCGGTCTGGTCGCCAGCCTTGCCATAGGTAGCATGACCGTTTTCATCAATTCGTGCGGAGCCTATCATTACTGCGCCCATCGTCTCCTCCTCGTTGTCATCGAATCCCATGTACTTTTCATTAGCCTTGGTGTAGCCGAATGGGTCACTACCAGTCGCCGGGAAACAATAGAATGTGTACTGAGAGCCAAGCGTATTGACAATCCAGGTCTTATTGGGGATGTAAGCATTGCGATTCCGCTTATCAAACTCCACGCCATCATTGCTCACAGAGCGAATATCAGAGAGACAATCGTGTTCGTCTACTCCAAGAGGTAAGGTTCGGTTGCCGTTTACAAGAACATCCCGGATGCCCTCAACATATTTCTCAGGAGCCTCGCCATTGTCCATGAAGTAGGCGGCTTTGTAGAACCACCCGCCATTTCGCATGAAGCTGTAAATGTCGCTACCATACTTGTTAGCATAATTGGAATGAGTTTCCAGAAGGTTAGCCGCCAGTGATGCCTCCGCCTTTGCTCCTGCAAGTGAACCCTGTTCCTGTTTGCAAAGTCTGGCAATACGGATCAATTCATCCTCAGAGAGATTGTACTGTTTAAATGCCATAGCGTACCTCCTTAACCAATTCTTGCAATTTTGATTCCGGTATTATCTACCGTCAATGCACCACCACTGTTTTGAATTGCGTTGAGGTAAACCGTTGTATTATCTGCCGCAATCTCGACAGGCCACGAAATCTGCATATAGGTCACGCTATTTTGCGAAGCACCAATGCGTTCAACGGCAAACATATCATAAGCAGAAACACTGTCGCCGCTTGCGCTAAACAGTAATGTTCTGTGACCGGCAGTGTTGGCGGCAAAACGGCAAACGCCAGTCAAGATGTAATTGCCCTTATCAAGTGTTGTGTATGCAACGGTCGTAGCTGTATTAGATGCAAGTGAAACAGAAGAGCCAGGTACAACGCTAATTGGGGACTTGCCAAAAACAATGTCGCCATTCCAGGTGACGGCAAAAGCGTTGGATCGTGCGGAGGCTGAGCCATTTCCCACGATAAAGGCGTAATCACCGTTAGTATCTTCAACGTTGTACTTGCCGACTACAGTCTGCCCGGCGTTATTTGCTATAGTGCCAAGACCGAAGGCCGTTGACGCTCTGCCTGATGCGGTGACGGCGTTTCCATGCGCCAGTGCATTTATCCCTGATGTAGCGTTGTTACCGCCCGCCAGTGAACCCACACCACTTGCCGTGCATTGAACTCCGTGTGCAATCGCCCCATTGCCTAAGTCCGTCCCTTCAGTGCCGGAATATGCGCTTGCAATATTGTTCGTGCCAAACGTTGCCGAGAACTGACCGGTTGTGCCAGTGGCGTTTCTGTTTCCCAGAGTAACGGCCTTATTTCTGCCATCCACCTCAAACACGGTTTCCGTTCCATCGTAATTTGAAACAGCAAAGTTATCCGGCGTTATAGTCGTATGGGTAGACCCTCTATAGCCGACAACCGCTCCGTCCGCTCCAAAACTCGCTACAATGTGGTCATCGGTATTACCCTCACCATCATAAATAGCTACCATTGGAGTTGCCCCGGTCAGGATGCCAAGAAGGACATTTGCCCCCTTACGGAAAAGCATACCAAGACTGTTCCAAAGCGTATTGCGAGTAGAAGTAGCGTTATTGGCTTCATCAGCAACGTGGACACCATTCGTATCGTGCCAGAAATACTGCCGTGTAGCATTAGCGACAGCCGCCGCCGAATTAGCCGCATTAAGGGCCTTAACAGCCACGGATTTAGTTTGCTGGATGACACGAGTGGTAGCTGAGTAATCCATAGTAGACTGTCTCTTGGGCGTTTCAGCACCGCAGAGAAGCGTCATATGATTGCCGACCGGGGAGGACAGAGATGTGATAACAGATAAGAACTTCTGCCCCTTGCGATTATGGAACCAAACAATATCTCCCGGCTCAAACATCGGATTGGACATCATCGTGACTTCAAACGGCCTGAATGTCATGCCAACAAGCGCAGATGCGAGGTTAGCAAGGACGGCAGTAACGTTATCGGCAGTAACGAAAGCGTTCTCCGCAACGTTGATAACATATCCAGTCGAGCCAGAGATAGGTGTTGTGATAGCCGTACCGTCAGCATCGTTATAAGTGACAGCTACGCCGGTGATAGTCACATCATCGACCATAGTTCTCACATCTATCAGGCCAGTCAGCTCATGAATCGCACTCAGGTCCGCACTATCCCAACCGTTAGTCTCAATATCCGCACGAACAGAAGATAGGGCCGCTGTATCGTACCACATAAAGGTAAGCTGACCAGACGGATTGATCGTAGCGTTTGTGCCAATAAGCATAGCGCACCATGCGATAGCCTGTAGGCAGTTAGGCTCAACATCATCACCAAGAGCAGGAATCGTGATATTGGCAAGCGCATTAGGAATCGTAGCAGCAGTCACACCAACATGAGAGCAAATGGCACTGACGAGCGAATAAGCCGTAGTCGGAAAGGTAACATTAACATCGGAAAGCGGAGCCTGAAATCTACAGGCATTGTCGTAGGCTGTAATAGCGATCCATGCGCCGTTCTGCCCATCAGTGTCAATGACTGTGTAAGTGCCAATGAGAACGTACTGAGAGACAATCTCAACAGGGTAAAGGTCAGTTCCCGGATAAAGTTCATCAGACGGATAGAGTGCATTGTTGAGACGGTTAGCAAAGTACAGGCTAAAAACCGCTCCATCAAAATCCAGACCATTATAGGTCCCAGGAATGTTGTTAAGAGTGAGGTTCAGTTTACCGACAATGAAGGAACCAATATCAAACGTTGAATCGCCAGACACGGCCTTCTCGAAACTCATAGAATCCATCTTAATGTTGGGATTCTCGATGGTGAGTTGTGTGCCGTCAGTAAGCGTGGCTTCAATCTTGACCTTAAATGTGTGGTTGTCCTGCAATGCCTGGATAAACTCGGTAGAGGCTGAAATCATATGTCATCCTCCTTGAAGATAAAAAAATAAGGGGACACCAAAAATGATGCCCCCTGTTAGATCAGTTGTGAGTATAGAACTGGTGCATGAGCGGTACGCACTGAGAGGTAAAGAGAATTGCTCCATGTTCAGCAAATTCAGAAACCGCCGCCTGCGACAGAACTTCGTGGAACTTGCTCTCAGCTTTCAGCCGGGCCTTGTCTGCATCTTCATCGTATACCCAATAGTTCTCATGCTCATACTCGCCGGTCACACTTTTGCGGACCTCAGTGATGTAGAGTTGTACCATTTTAACCTCCACGTTTTAAGTGAGATTCAAGTGAGATTCAAGTGAAATCCAAGTGAAATCCAAGTGAAATCCAAGTGAAACTCAAGTGAAGAAAAGTCTCCTTTATGTGAGTTGGCTTGCCCTTTCTCCTGCATGTGGCGTCTTCACCAGACGTTTCGCCGCACACATCTACTCAAGCAAGCGCAATCTCCTTTACGTCAGTCACCTGTGGTCTCATTCTCAACCGGGACTAAAATAATCTTTCCATCCCCGTCCTTGCCGACCGTGTGAGTAACCTCGCCCCCGGCAGATGCAAGAATGACCCATCCTTCGATTTTTCCGGGAGACAGAGCAGTGTAAGACCTTCCGCCATCATAGCGGCAGTAACGTAGCTTACCCTCTTTGATGATGTCATAAAGGACAGTCTCACCCTTCTTGGTCTGGTGGCCGCTCGTCCACACGACCACACCTGCGGATTCAAGGACAGCAATCCGGGCCTCAAGGTCTGCCAACTTCTGAGCAACGTCAATCTGGTGGATTTCGTCAGCGGACGAATCGCAGAGATTGAGAAGGGTCAGTCGTTCATCGGCGGTGATTTTGCCCGATGCGTAAACCGTCTCAATCCGTTCTTCCATAGTCGTGGCGTTGTATGCGCCTGCTTCAATGGTTGATTTATAGATTTCAAATGTAGTCATAATTCATACCTCATGATAACGCCGCAACGGCTTCGGCGATTTTCTTCTGAACAAACAGTGTCGGGTCCGCCCTGTAAACGACTTTGCTATCTCCGCTGTCCGCCCACACGTTGTTTGCCCCAAGCAGGGAGCGGATTTCGTGTGGCGTGAGGGAAACGGTGATAGGAGTGGCGAGAGGCACATACACTTCAAACGGGTTTTCTTGCAGGAACGCTTTGAATGTTTCAACCGTTTCTCCAACATCCGTTTTTGGTAAAAACAAATAAAGCTGATTGTTGATGTACCAATGTGCTGTGTCAGAAGCGTAGGCAAAGTAATGCTGACACAAGTTTGCCATCTTTGTGTTATATTCTGATGACGCAGTTTGCATATTGTTGGTTTGAGAGTTGCGGTTTAAACCTAATCTTACGTTCTCGCCAAGCACACTCACTGATTGTGCTGCGAGGCTTTCGGAAAAAAGCGAAGAACGGAGAACGCCATTTACTACGGTCAACACATCTTTTATGCCAAGCACGGTCAACTCACCGCTCACCACATCGAGCGTTCCGCCGTAGACGGTCTGACCGAGGTCAATGGTGACGGATTCGCCGACGTAAGGTTCGTAATCAGTTGCAGTGGAGCCGAGTTCAAGCTGAAAATCAGCATCCGCATGGCCTGCATTGCCGTTACCGCCGCCCAATACGAGCCACGGATAATCGCCAACATTAGCCGGAGTCGTGAAAGTTACGGAACTATTCTGAATGTAAGTGACGAGGCGTACCATCACTCCGCCTCCGGTTTCTGTATGATTAGACGTCATGAACAGCCCATAGGCATACGTTGCATTTGAGACTGAATACCTATAAGTTGTGTTCGGTTTAAGCGTGTTTGGAATGTCCCATTTGTTCCAAGTTCCAAGTTGTACGTTGCTTAAATCAAGTACATTCTTCCCCGCATGGTTCACCTTCACCGCATTCCATCCGCTGATAGGTCTTACATTATCCGGGGAAGGGTCGCCGCTCCCCGCCTGAATCGGCTCAATCTGAGCGACCACGGACTGCATGGGCAGACCATCCGCACCATCGGAAAAACTCGCTACAGGACCGCTTGCGGCGTCTGTGGGATAAGCCTTGTAGAGGTCGGAGAAGGTCGGCAACTGAGATAAATCTGCCTTTACGGTATTCAGGTCCGTCCTTGCTTCATCATCTACGATTTCATAGATTTTTTCTCCCACCTTGAGGGTTTTCATTTCATCGGTGGGCGTTACTGTTAATGCCATTATTGTCCCTCCTTATACTGTGAGAGTAATGTTGCCGTTGCCGTCATCAGTCGCCTTGAGGACCATGCCTTCTGCGATGCTCTGAGCCTCGTTTCTTGCGCTCTCCGCTCCGGCCTGGGCGGTCTCAGCAGCTTCCGAGGCGGTCTCGGTATCGCTCAAAACTTGAAGCATCTTGTCGTACCACGACTCAAAGGTCGCAGGCTCCGATGACGCATCATCGAGGGACGGCGAGACATACGTTTTGTACACCTTACTGCGCTGTAATCCAGATGCCGATGTGGTGTAATCGACCATAAATCTGCCGAAGCCAGCAAATCCGGTATCGACCGCAGAAACGACCCACGTCAGACGGCTGTCTGCAAAGGACACATTTTCCACGGCATACGGCACTTCGTCCTCGCTCCTGATAGCCGTAACAGCAATCGTGCCGTCATCGCCTAAAGCCTCAGTCCACTCCGACAGGTCAATGCTGATAGCAAGCACGTCATGGCTGCCCCTCGCCCCAAGGATCAGGAGGCTTTCGTCAAGAGTAAAAGATTTCTCAAATACGCTCATGTCGTCCCTCCTATGGCGATTGTCACATTTCCATTCCCATCATCTGTGACTGCGATAGCAATGGCATTAACCTCGTCACTTAGGTCCTTGATTCCCTTGTCCATCTTGTTAAGGTTAGCGGCATTAAGAGCAGTGTTGCCAAGTTCTCCGTTTTGCCAATTAACCCTTGTATAGTCAGCCATAGCGTCACCTCTCAATAATGTTGAATGACAGATTGGCGTACAGTTTCTTCTTAGCGGTCCAGAGCTTAACGGCACTCGAAACGTCCCCTAAGTAGAAAGTTTTGGTAGTCGTTTCGTTCTCGCTACTGTTAAGAGCCGGGTCGAAGTAAGTGACCGTAAAGTAGTGCTGTGCGAGGAAAGCGTTGAGAATCGCATGGGCCTCAGAAGGCTTTAGTGCAAGCCATGTAAGGCCGATGGTCCTCTTCTCAGTGATTTTCTCGATGTGCATCAGGCCATCCATATCACGACCCGCATCAGGCGAATTGACCGCATAAAGCGAATAACTGAACTCGCTTGGGCAACGAATTTCTGCTCCGTCAAGCAGTAACATGCTCATTGGTTTCACCATCCTTTATTAAAAACAGCGCACCCAAGGGACGAACCTCAGATGCGCTGATATAGAATTACATGACGGTTGCCACAGTCGAGTAGCGACCATTATAGGTCTTTTCGCCACGCTTGACCTGACGATAAAGTGTCTCGCTATCAGTCTTGACGATTACCTCAATAATAGGGGCCTGATTGTTGCCACCTGGATTAACACCAGACATAGCCGACCTTACAGCCGAATACACGCCTGCGCTGACCGATGCAACAATCTGGTCATTGTTAAGGACCGCAGTATGATTGCCAAGAGAGCCAACAAGTTCAGGACCGCCTTCACGAGCGACAAATAGCTGGCCTGTAGGAGCGGAAACCGTGCCGCCTGCGTAAGCAGCAACATCGTGCCATTTACCACCGGCAAACACGCCGCCGTTAGCCGCATACCCCATCGCATGTTGATACTCCCAAGAGTTTTTAGCATCGGCAGCTACATTTATCTTTGTGATTCTTGCGGTTGAATCAATGGTTGGGGAAATGTTGCTTGTATAGGAGTTGAACTGTGCTTTCGCTGTCAGAGTGGCATCCTTATTGTAAACTTTCTCCCAAGACCCTTGCAGAGTTTTAAGGGTACTGGCATTCTTGTTTTGAGCATAGCCTTTGACGGTCGCATCTTTGTCGTGAAGTTTTTTCCACGCAGTCTTTAACGTGTCGAGTACGCCACCAGAGCCATCTCTCGCCTTACCGGTAAGCAGTGGCTTTTTAGAAACGACCTTATCCCAGATGCCTGTCAACCGGTTAAATGTCTTCGGGTTGCCATCTTTCGCCTTGCCGGTAATCTTCGGTTTTTTATCGTTGAGTTTGCTCCAGGTAGTCTTTAACTTGTCCAGAACGCCCTTTGAACCGTCAGCGGCATCAGCAGTGATTTTCGGCTTTTTGCTTACAATGGAATCCCACGCAGCTTTAACAGCAGAAAAAGTGTCATCCTCTTCGCCGGTTGCGATCAACTTTACGTTGGTTTCAAGGCCACCATTCTCACCATCGCCACCAAAGGCTTCTGTGAACTTGCTGACAACGTTCTCGTCAACCCATCCCTTGACATCTCCAAAACCGCTCTTGATGCTCTCAAGGAAATTACTGCCAAACATAGCGGCTTCACCAAGAGCCGAAGAGCCATCTGCTCCGCCGCCAAAGAACGCTGAAAGTTTCTTTCTGAATGGGGAAACGATGTTTTCATCAATCCAAGTACCGATGCCTTTTATACTCTCAAGGATTCCGTTGTATAGGCCCTTGATAATATATCCGCCGTATGTCTCCATGACGTGAGACGGAGAGTGAATATCGAAACCGTCAATGAAACCGTCAATGATAGGCTTAACAACGGTCTTGTATACCCAGCTGATACCATCGCCAAGAAGTGCGGTAATGCCTGCGCCGATACCGCCAAGGGCGGCCTTGCCAACGTCAACACCGCTTTCCTTAAGGGATGTTTCCATCTCCGTGAAGGCTGTATTGAACTTCTCCGTTACCTTCCCCCACCACTCTCCAAACAGGCCGGTGACACCATCAACAAATGCCTTTAACAAAGCACCTGCGAGTTTTCCGCCTGCTTCTGCAAGTCCGGGCCAGTTGATACTTGTAATCGCCTCTTTGATGCCCTCGCCCAAAGCTTTGAAGTCTGTGGCTGAAAGGGCAGATGCCGCACCGTTGATAGCACCGACAAGGAAGTTGCTGACAGTCTTACCGACCTTAGAGAACTCAGTCTCTTTGATAAAGCCAGTAAGTGCGTTGCCAATCTTCGTGCCGATTCCCTCAAAGTTGAAGAATTCAGAAAAAGCAAAGGCAGCGTTGATCTTCAAGCCAACGAAATTCGCTACGGCTTTTCCGACACTGGTAAAGTCGGTTTCCTTAAAGAAGCTGTTGAGAGCGGTCGCAATACCAAATCCGATGGACTTAGAATTGACAAGGGCCGTGTTCCAGTCAAGGTTAAAGATAAAACTATCTACGGCTTGGCTTAACGACTTTCCAAGATCCTCAAAATTGAGGTTCCCCAAAAATCCAGAACCCGCTTTCCAGATAGTGTTGATAGCACCAGCTACCGTCTTGCCAAGCTGCGGGAATGGGTTATTAGCTTCATCGAAAAGGCCATTAAGGAAATTCGCCAGTCCAGTACCAAAACTTCTCGCACCTTCATAGACAGAATTCCAATCAATCTTCTGTAGCGTTTCAGTCAGCGTCTTGCCGATGTAGTCGCCAAGTTCTCCAAGGGTATCAATTTCCGATTCGTAGAGGGCCTTAGTGCGCTTGAAAGCCACAGATACATCACCGGCAGAGCCAGTACCGCCTCCGCCTGCACCGCCGGAACCGCCTGCGCCACCTCCGCCACCAGAACCGCCAGAACCGCCAGAGTTGTTCTCATTGGGAGCAGAGAGCATATGCAGTTCATCGAAGGAAAGAACCTGTCTCTTGTACTCCTCAAGGGCTTTAGCGGCCTTGCCAGTGCCAGATGCAGCATCATCACCAGATGCGCCAACATCAGATAATCCGTCAGCTAAGTCAGCAATGGAATCATCCATCGAAACTCCGCCTGCGGCTATCTCAACTTCCCATCCGAAGATTTTGCCGAGAGCATTGAGGACGTTCTGAGCAAATTTAAGGATGCCGGAAAGTGCGCTGTTCATTGAGGCAACAAACGGCTTTAAGGCAGAAATAAGGCCAGTACCGATGATAGTTTTTAAGGCGTTGAACTGCTCTTTAAGAATACGGACTTGGTTAGCCCATGTCACATTGTTATCCCACCGGCTTTTTATCCGATGGTTCTTATGGTTTCCCATAAGGTCGGCGTACATTTTCAACCATAAAAATAAGACGTATCGCTACGCCTTATTGGTTGCCGGACACTCTTGGGTGGATTATATTTATTCACCACCTACGCTCTACGCTACCTCACTGCCTATTCGCAATCAATGAGGTTAGCACGGTATTAGCCTATTGATTTCCAGAAGTACCCATATGCCGTGCGAGTCTCGCTATCAAGAACCTTGTGAATCATCTTGTAGTTGCGACCGATTGCTCTTCCTGCATCAGCTATGCGGTCGTACCTTGCTATCTCCTCGCCAGTCTTCGGGTCGATTTGCATAACAGGTATTCCCTTTTTGTGTACTTCATATTTGGACATATCTTTTATCGGATAGTCTTTCTCATAAACGAAAATGTATCCATGCGTGGATTTTCTTTCGCCTATCAACGCATTCGATATTCCGGTTCTTTCAAACCCAGTTATCTTTGAGGCATCTGCAACGCTTTCGTATCTTGCAATAGCATTGCCATTACAATCGCATTGGACAATCGCCTTCCTGAGTGCGTTTTTGGGTGGACTATAAGGCTCACCAGGGCCATTTTCGTTGTATTCATCCTCAAACATAAAACGTTTCCCACGGCATAGTCTGCTTCTGTCTTTGCAAGAAATAAGAACATCCGAGTTGCAATATCCGTCAAGCCTCTGCGCTTCTGCAGCACTCTCGTATCGGCCTACGTATGTTCCGTCTTTCTCTAAGCAAACAACAGGGCGAGCGTTCCACATCGAACCACCTTGACCGCCAATAGCCATATTGTATCCATTGGGATGCCTTGAGCCATAGGCAGCGATCATAATGGCTTCCATGTCATCTGCCATCTTTTTGGTAGGAACCTCAAATAATATCTCCCACTTGAAGTTCTCTCTTCCGTGAGCCTCTAATGCTCGGTGGAATATGCAATCTTCATTTGGATGACACGCTTCGTGTTCCAACCGCCTTGTGTGTGGATGAATAGTTTGCCCGATATAAAGTTTTCCGTTTGTCAAGTCCGTCACTTTGTAAATATAATGTCCCATATAAATCCTCCTTTGGGTTCATTATATCATAATGTGCGGACTAAATCAACTTAGCTTTCACCGTATTTGCCCGGTTTTCAACAACACATTACTGTGTTATGCGGCACACATTCTACCGGTTGTTCTCTGGAAGTCGCCAGTGGCTACGCTTGTAGCGGCGAGGGCGTACTGGAACCTCAGAGTGGCTTTCTCAGCCTGCGTCATATTCTCAATATCAGCGTTCAGTCCGTTAGCCAACGCCCAGGCTTTAAGGTTCGCCTGAGTTAAATCGACACCGATACTGCGAAGGGGCCGGGTAGTCCCGCTGAAAATGGACTGTGCTTTGGTTGCGGCCTCGGCATAATCCATGTCGTAGAAGGATGCAATATCAGCTACCCATTCGGTGATGGATGTAGCCATATCCTGCATCTTGCCGGTGGATTCGTAGGCATACTTGCCGTTTTCATCAACGGCCTTGCCCATCTCCTTTAGCTTCTGAGTAGCACCGGATACCATATCGTCCGTAATGCCCATCGTAGAAGCCATTGCTTGGAACTGGCCTGCGGTCTTTTTGAAGGTTAGCTCAGAAATGCCAAACTTCTCGATGGAAGTGTCAGCGATTTCCTCAATCTTCGTAGTGTAGTTACCGAAAACGTGGTCGATAACGTTGTTTACTTCTACGAGGTCAGACGCAAGGTTGATGCTGTCCATGAAGCCGCTTGCTACTCGCTGTAAGCCCCATAGAGCTGTACGCACCATGACGATGCTTTTTGTGAGTTGAGCAAAGCCGGTCTGTCCGAGATTAGTTGTGTGGTTTCTCAGGTTTTTGAGGGCGGTTATACCCTTGCCAATCGTGCTGACAAAACCCTTGCCAGCGTTGCCAACTCCCTTGAACGCCTTGCTGAGAGCGTTTACCTTCTTAGCAGACTTCTCGGATTCGTTAGAAAGCTGAATAAGGCCCTTGATAGCTTGAGCATTGAGATTGCCTAATCCCTGGATTGTCTGAGCAACGGAAGGATCAATAGGCGGAGCAGAGGCAACATCATTAAGAAGCTGTTTGACTGCCGCTCCCATCTGAGGAAGGTTAGTAACTGCGCCAGTAGCGTTCTTGCCACCAAACTTGCTAATCTCCCTCGCCAGAGTGCCAATGTCAGCGATTGCGGTAAACGGCACTTCGGGAAGATGTTCAAGGCTCCCCATAAAGGAAGTCAGGTAATTCGCTAACTGAGGAAGGTTATTAACTGCACCGGAGACGCCCTTACCGCCAAGACCGCTAACAACCTTAATTAGTTCGGAAATGTCAGTGAGGTCAGGAACCGTAACACCCGCAAGTCCGTGTGTAAGTTCAGAGATACCAGTAATCACAGTCGGCATATTGGCAACTGCTGTACTGATCTCAGGGCTTGCAAGATTCTGTAACGCCTTGCTCATTTGTGTGAGCCACGACATATCAGGGACCGCCTCAATCTCAGACAGGGAATCGAGTGCAGTTTTTAGATTGCTGAATGTAGCTGTAGCCGATTCAGAACCGCCGATGTTCTTTGTTGCCTCTCCCAGGTCCGTGAACTCTTTAGCCGCCTCCTGTGCCTTCGTGCAGAGGTTCATCAGCTCTTCACTGATAGCATCACGCACTTCGGAACTCGCCATAGCAGACTGCCGGTACTGTTCCTCGGCATTTTTCATCTGCATGATGCGGTCATAGAACTGGTAGAAGTCCGTATCCTCGCTTACTACATCACCGGAGTTTTGATTGTAGTCATCAATGAACTCGTGCCACCTCATGAACCCGCCAGAGGTGGGTTTTGTAGAGGTAAAGGCAGGACCCATCTGCATACGCTTGCGACCAAAATCAAGGCCACGCCCGGTATCCTGATTATCCAGAAATACCTTGTTGTATGAGTTGATCCCTTTCATGTATGCAAGGACGCTCTTTGCTGTATCTGCGGCCTGATTGTCAACATACTTCAAACCGTCAGCATACTTGTAGATGATGGGAAGTGCCTTGTCGAAGTTCTCAAGCATACTCCCAAACACATCACCGTCTTTTGCACCCTTGATTACATCGGAAACGGCACTCTTTACTGCGCCGGTCCCCTCTTTGCCCTTCACGCCCAACTCTTTTACATATGTGTTGACAAGGGAGTTAAGGGTCTTATCAAGTTCTTTTGCAGCCTTACTCGTCTCTTTGACCTGACTGGTACTGCCGCCGAACATCTTGCCAATCTTGTCACTCGCAGAACTCAGCTTAGAGACAGAGTTGGCTATGTCTCCAAGTTTCTTGCTATCTACGGACTTGAGAGCGGCAGAGAGGTCTTGAATACCGGCTCCAACCGCCTGCATACCGCTGACAGCTTTTTGACCATTCAGCCCATTGAGTGAGGTTTTCAGTGCCGAAAGGCCATCACTAATTGCTTTGAGATTAGAGATTAGTTTCGTATCTAAGGCAGACGATAACTTAATACTTAACTCGTCAACCTGTACATCAGCCATGTGTCACCACCTCGCTTCCAGTGGGATGATGTTTCTTTTCTGGATGATCCAACTCGAAGTTGGCCTTCATCATGTCGAGCATTGCGAAGAGGGCTTCATGATTCTGCTTCATCTTTTCATCACTCATGGTCTCCTCGGTCACACGCTCCTGCTGAGAGAAGGGCTTTTCGGGATATTCTACGGTTGCTTTACTGCCGTTGAAGCCATGGTCGATGCCCCAAAGAACAGCAATACTGGTATACTTGCCGACTACCCACGCTCTTTCATCTATCAGCTTTTGCTCAGTTTCGTAAGCCATTTCAAAAGGCTTTAGTCCTGCCGGATTCAAGGTCCAGAAAAGGTCATATGGCACATGGATTGTTAAGGCGTAAGGAAGGAAGTTATAAAGTATCCGCTCTTTCCACGTTGAGTAGACAGGTTGAGATTTTACTTCTCCACTTCCGCCTCTGCCGGATTCTCCTGATCGCTCTCCTTCGTTGTCTCCGTGAAAGCCCGAAAAAAACCAGATTCCAGAACAGCCTCGTTAAGAGCATCGGCTAAGTCAGAAACGTTCTTACCGCTCATGAAGTGGGCCTCAAGTTCCGCACCGGCAGTCTCAACATCCATGTTGCCGCAGTAAGCAAGGTATACACGCAGACCGCTCATGCGCTTATCGAAAAGCTGCTCGATGCTGAAACCCATATCCTCAAAGTCGCAGATAGCGTTGAAGGTGATGGACTTTGCGGTGTACTTCTTGCCGTTGATTGTAAAGTTCTTCTTCATTTTGAAATCTCCCACGATTGTTTAAAAAAGAATAAAAAAAGGGGACACCCCATAATCGGAATGTCCCACATTAGTTACAGAGATCAATTACTTCCCATCAACAGTCGGCGCAACGGCAGCGTCAAGGCCGATATACTCCTCGATGGTCAGAGCAATCTCAGCGGTAAGCAGACCGTTTTGGCCCATTTCAGGCATAGGCAGTTTTGCCGGGGGCTGAGCCACGAAGAAGAACGCCTTGGTCAGCTTCGGAGAATAGACCTCAAAGTACATCCTGTTAGTGCCAGTAAGGGCCTGGTAAGCAGTGATAAGAGCTTCCCACTCGGCAACAGTCTCGTTAGTCATGTTGATAGTGACGTTGACGGAGCCACCACCAATATCAGCACGACCAGCAACGTACCGGGCGATAGCATCTTCCAGAGCAGAAGCGTCAATGTTCTCCTGATTGAGAGCGATGCTGCCAATCTGGTTGATACGGTTCAGAAGGGTAAACTTGGCGGGCTTTTCCGCACCAGTACCATAACCAAAAAGAATACCTACGGTAGAAATACCTGCAAGCATGTTTTGTCCTTTCTACGACTTTTGCAAGCCGTTGGTTATTCAGTGAAGGTCATATCGGATTCCTGGACAAGCCTACGGAACCTCGCATAACCATTCCATTTGTTTCCATCTCGCATGACCGGCGTAATTGAGAAAGCACTAAAGCCAATGTCATGCAACACTTTAATCGCATAATTGCGAATCCTCTCTGTATCGTCGGCGTTGAGAGTAATCGTATCGACCTGTAACGTAACGGTGAAAGCCTCGATAGCACCAAAATCAAGACCGCTGCCCCTCTCTCTCATATCGACAAGATGGAGCCAGATAGTCGGGAAATTACTCGGTGCAAAGGATTCATTCGGTGAGATGATTTTCAGTTTCGGATAGTCCGTGCTGAGATGTTTCCGCATGACAGCCTTAAACCGAGTGAAAACCACCGGGACGATGTTTGAGTACCATAACTCATTTTCAGTTAATGCCATTTCAATCACCGTCCTTTGCCGAATACTTCTTTCGCAATCTCGATTATCTTTCTCCTCATTTCGAGAGACGCATTGTAGACGGGGGCAGTGCCCTCAGTACCATGAGTGTATTTTTCCTCGCCGTCAGGCCCACGATAATACCACATATCAAACTGACCAAAGGACTTGCCACCCGGACCGTAATCACTGTAGCTACCGATAGTGAAGCCAAGCTGCTCACCAACAGGAGAAACGGCGGTTCCAACCGGGCCATTGAAGTGAACGCCTGCACCAAACTCAATAAAGACCAAATCCTCGCCCTTTACCTTGAGAACAAGTTCGGCGTGGCCCTTAGTGTTGTTCGTGTCCTTGTCAATCTTATGTGTCTTATCGGAATCATCTGTCTGTGCAGAAGTAATGTTTGTTTCAATTACCTCAACACCTATCTCAGCCAGTCGTTGAATAAGTTCCTGACATTTACCTTCAAGCGAGTTGCGATACTCCTCTATCTGCTTAATGGCCGCTTCAATCGACTTAGTAGACAGAGGATTGATCTCAATTACCATCGCCACCACGCTCCTGTCTAGTCATAAGGAACAATTCGTTGTTCAAAGAATAAGCAACACGCCTCACCTGATAATCTGCCGATAATGGGTCTACGGAGCCGTCAGAGAGGTAAACAGGCTCATGCTGATGCCATACAATAGCAGTTTCGTTAAGGCCAAGCATTCCCTTTACAGCAACGATAAGTGCTTCATACTTACTTACATCAACGCCGTAAAATTCGTCTAAAGCCTTGTTGCCCCTTGCATACGATTCGGAACCAAGCGGAGTGATATGGGCTGTATCTTCTACAGGCATTGTATAGGTAGCATGAGGAACGCCAGTCTCAACCGGCACACGCTCACCATCTACCTCAATATAAAGGTCCTCTCCATCGTCACAGGTCTTGTAACCGTCAGATTCAGAGGACAGAACCGAATACCATATTCTCTGCTCATTCTTTCTTGCAGTACGCATGGGGCAACACCACCTTAGAAGTTTTCAGAACTCGCCGGATTGTTGAGGATGCCAAAAGCAGTAGCAATGGTTCCCAGGGAAGTCATTACCACTCTCACGACCTCGGCAATATCAGGGTTAACAAGAGCAACAATGGTAACAATCTGACCGATGACAGCCACCCAAACAGGCCAGCTGCGAAGTCGCTCCATGATTGTCTTTCTATCGTTTTCACTCATTTCAATCACCCTCTTTCAAGGAGTTAAGTCGGTTTTCCATGGTATCAACCCTCTTGTGAAGAGACTTTAGCGATTCTTCTGCTCTGAGGATTCTGTCACTGTGGGAACCGATTTCTCTCCGCAATTCAGATACCGATTCTTTTGTGTCCCGGCCTAACTGAATACTTTCATCAAGTTTCGCATCAGTCCGGGCTTCACGTTTTACACGTTCTTCCAGTTCCGACTTGTCACTTTCGGCTTTACTGCGGTTGAAATTACTCACCGCAACGTACACCGTTATGACCGTCAGAAGAGTAGTGAACGCCCATTTCATGATCTCGATCACTTCCGGTGTCATTTAAAACCAACCCCTCTCCACATAAACGGAGTCCCTGCGCTATACGGCAATCGTGGGAGGTGGACCGTATAACTCGCACCAATCCCATCATTTAAAGACAGGCGAGAGAGGCAGTACGCCAACGAAGAGACTATTGCGATTGACATAGGTCCTCGTAATAGCACTCTCGGTTGAAGAAGTCTGCCCCTCAAGTCCTATCTGGTTGTAGTCATAAAGGGCAAGGCCACGGATGTTGGAATAAAACTGCTCCATGTCGGCAGTCTGCATAGCTTCTGTGTAATGAGAAGGATACATACCACCAATGCCACGGAGCCTTTCACGCTTTACCTCCCGGAATGCGTTATTGACCTTTTCTCTCAGCTTTTCCTCGTTGTAGGTTGGTTCATCGGAAACCTCAAGGATCAACCCACTGAGGACTTCGGCTTTAAGCTCGTCAAACGTGCTTGCCATGTCCGTACCTCGCTTATTCGGCTTTCTTTCGCCGTGTAGTGCGTTTCTTAGGAACTTCCTCATGTACTTCGGGGGCGGCCTCGACTTCCTGCTCCTCTTCAACAACAAGCTCCCATCCCTCACGAAGGAACGCTTTAAGATGGTCCTCGTTGCTAAGATTCCAGGTCTCTTTGCCTTTTCTCACCTTGTACATTAGGCAACCTCCCGATCATTACGGAGTAGTCGGTGTCTTGTGGACAGCGATTGCATCCTTCTTCTTGTTGAGGGCGAAGCAGTCATATCTGAAACGAGCCTCAACAAGCGCACCGCTGATTCCCGGAGCATCGAAGTGGATCTTAAACTCTCTCAGCTTGATCGGGCCGGGAGCGACAAGCGGATTGGTGATAAGAAGGTCGGTGTTCGCAGGCATGTAGGAGGTCGGAACCTTGATGATGGAAACACCGTCAACCTCACCAACCTGACCGTTCAGAAGCATTCTCTGAGAGAGATCGCCGGAGCGGACGAAGTTCTGGTTCAGCTTGAGGAAGTTGTAGAAAGCCGGAGTGCAAACGGCGATACGACCGCCGACCGGAGCCTTGTCATTATCAAGAAGTTCCTGAAGGTTAAGGAAAATCTCGTAGGCGTTGGCGGCAGAAGCGGCACTGGTGACGATATGAGAAACACCAGAGACAGCACCAGCAACCGGAGCAGCACCGGCGATAACACCAAGGCGATAGGTATCAATAGCCATTTATTTTCAATGCAGTTCGTTAATCTGCACCCTGTTTTGCAAAACAGCTATGTATTACTACATAGATAAGACTATATCTTCAACTCCTTTACGGAGTGCCTACCATTTCCACGCACTTGCGTGTACGCCCATCAAGGGCTAGTCGTTGAACCTTCTTGAATAACGTCTTTCCAGTGATAGCCATACGCCGATTTTTTATGTCCAAGGCAACAGCCTCTTATATTTTGTGCCATATGGGTCACTTGCTTTGTGTAATTGAACTTTGTCCTGTTCAGCCAGTCGGCAGCCCGATAACTGCTATCAAACACCTGACCAGTCTCACAACAACGAATTTTCTTCTTCAATTCTTTTCCCGGCATAGCACCGTTTCGAACTGCATGAAGTGAATTTTCTTTGTATGTACACCATTCAAGATTGATTGCTCTGTTATCTGTTTTGTCGAGGTTCTTGTGGTTGACAGCATCTTTACCGGGTTCATGCTCACAAAAAGCTATTGCAACAAGTCGATGAACGCTGACTGTTTTGCTTTTTTGTCCGCACTTCAAATCAACGCTCAAATATCCGCTCTTTTTCAGATTTGGCTTGAGTATTTTGCCTTTGACAACTCGTTTTTCACTATGTTTGATGCCAGTGCAAACAAGCCTATCAACGCCCCTAACCCTTCCGAGCGATGAAACCTCATAGTAACCTTCAAACCCTTCAACAGGTTTCCAAAGTTCCATTATTACGACCTCCAATTAAGTGTTCGTGCTTACGTTATTCAATTTGGCTGCTGATTGTCTTGAGCACCACCTATCAAAATGCGCTCAAGAGTTTCCAGCAATTAAGTAGGATTCAATCGCAACTTACGCTGCGATAGCCCAAAATCTAGGAATGACCACGTTATCGATGTTCTCAGCCAGAGTAGCAGCAGCCTCCATAGTGCCCATAGTGTCATCCATGGACTTGCGGTCGATGGTCCAGGTCATAGACTTGTCCTGAGTCAGGATCAGTTCCTGGTCAGCGTTGCCAAGTTCAGTCGGAGTGCCGTAGCGGTTGGAACCAGTGGTAGAATAGTCATTCAGAGTTGCAAGGTCACGAGAGAAAACGTGAACAGCACTAACGCCAACCCAGTCAAAGTTCTGGTTGACGATGGAGTTGGTAAGGGAACCAAGAGCAAATCTCTGGTCCACTACCGGAGAATACTTCTCAGCATAAGTCATAATTTTTTCCTCCTCCGCTTAATGCGGAAATGTTATTTAACGTGCGTAGGGCGGTTTGATGGAATTGAAGCCCTTAATGAAGGGGTCCTCCTCTTCCTGACTGCCAGTACCGTGTTTCGGGTCAGGAATATTCTTGTAAATCTCCTGCTCAATAGCCGTGCGGAGCTGTGCGTCTCTGGCCTTCTGAATGCCTTCCTGTAATTTGAACAGGGAATCAGTATCGCCGTCATACTGGTAGGTAGCGGCTTTAGCGGCATCTTCCGGGGAGTAGCCAAGTCTGGAATACTGCTTTTCCAATCCGTAAAGAGCAACCTGTCTTTCAAGGCCCTTTACTCTTTCAGCTTCGGCGGCAGCGGCCTCGGCCTTTTCCTGAGAAGCCTTTTCAGTAGCACTGAGGGTGTCCCTGTACTTGCGCTTGTTCTCAGCAGCTTCGGCAGTAGCCTTGTCGAGAGAACGCTTGAGAGTAGCAATCTGGTTCATAAGGTCCTGAACAGACGGTTCATCCTTCTTTTCCTCATTAGCCGGATTCTCAGCTTCAACAGTCTCTACAACTTCGGGATTCTTGATCTCTTCGGGCATTTTCAATTCCTTTCTGCGCTTTTTTAAGTGCATCTCCGCACTTTTGCGTGATTAACGACATTCTCTTGTCGGTTGTTAGTGAGAAATTTGTTAGGGAGTTTTTTGCGCTTTTTAACGTGCATCTCCGCACGATATATAAAAAGAGGCCCCCGAAAGGACCTCTGATTATTGTTATGAAATTCATCCGCCAAATGTGAGCCAGCACCGGCAGTTCACTAATTCTTCCGGGTAATCAGCACCATTGACGGTATCTCTTGGGAACATCAGTAAGGCATTGCCAACGTGGAAGAACTCACCAATCGGGACCGTCTGCCCTTCTGCTTTAACGTGTGTATCTCTCACTCGCTTATCCTGCATAGTGTTCCAAGTCTTAGTAGTAAAACCTCGCATGAGAGCAACAAGAAAATCCTCATAGCCCTCAATGGAGTTTGTTTCATCCTCGGCAATGAACTCGGCCCTGTCCTCAGAATCGAAGTACATGTAATAAGGAAGTAAGTCATCCTCTTCTCTGTCCTCGGATTCGTCAGGAACTTCATCTTCCGGCTCCTCATAACCTCTTCGTGACGTTCGGGAGCTTTCAGCCGCACCTTCCTCATTGGAAGGTCTGATTCTTCGCCGGGAAACATCGTTTATCTTGAAGGCCGTGATAGCGATATACTCAGTGAGATATTCGTCAATCTCATGCCCGGACGCTTCAATAGCCTCTCTCAGTCCTTCTTCAAGGTATCTCTGAGCAATGTCAAAGGCATAAGACCCAAGCGTATTGATATACTCGTCAATCATCTTGAGGTAATCAATGATGACCGACTTGATCCGTCTTGCGATAGCTACTCGCCTGTCAACGGCGGGTTTCGGAATATCCATCACGAGGAAGTATTCGTCAATCGGCTCAGACCGTCTCTTATAGCCAAGGGCGTTGATTTCATCGAAAGACAGGTAAGCCATAAGCGTCACCTCTTATCAATGGTTGGGCTATTCTCCGTCTGGTCGGATTCGTCAGCGGACCGCCTATCCGTATTCGGGGCTTTCTCGCCAGAGCCACCCTCGGCTCCACCGGCAGTCGGCCTGTTCTGGTAGAAGCCCTCGCCGTTGTAAGATTCGCCGGAAGATTCGCCCTTCTCATAAAGTGACTTCTGGAACTTCTCGATACCGTCCTTGGAATCGGCCCAAACCTGTTGCGGGTCGCTAAAGAGGTTGATGGCCTTAATGACCGCCTCACCATAGAAGCCATGAGAGATAAGGGTAGCGGCGGCATTGGCCTTGACGGTCAGCTCATAGGTTTTCTGCCTCTTGACATTAGGCTCAACATCGTAAGCCTTGAGAGACTTGAGCGGAGAAGTGACCGGCAGTTTCGGGGAAAGACGGCATACCTTGAGGACCAGTTTTACCTCTTCCATCTTTGCCGCCTCGATATACGCCTGCTGTCTCGTTGCGGAGATTTCAGCAGAAGTCCATCCAGAGGCATCGCTCATTGCAACACCAGTGGAACCGCCCTTGTTATCGTTCCTCTCAGGAACATTGCACTTCTCAAGGATAGAGGACCGTCTTTCGCTGATGTTTTGTAACATGCCGTTGTAGTCATAAGCGACTGTCAGCGGATGCACAGAAGGAGTTTTACCGTCAGCAGTCGTGTAACCCATGACCCAATCGTTGGAGGTCGGATGCACAACATTGCCGTTTTCATCCTTCGGGAAGTCAATGTTGACACCGAGCCAGATAGCCTGACAGTTGTTCTCAACATCGTTGGAGAAGTCGGAAATCATGAGGTTGAGGTTATCACACTCACTGATTACTCGCTCGAAACATCCCATACGATCAGAGCTTCTCTCCCACTCGACAATCGGGATTGCACCGAGCGGATTGCGGATTCCACCAGGCATACGAGCGGAACCTACCCTTTCAAGCGTCCACGGCACATCCTTCTTCTCGCTACCAATGCCATGCAGTTCAAAGCGCAAGTCCTTAGTGAAAACAGTGAAGAACAGGTCGCCGTCATCATTGAAGCTGTAAGTGACCGCTGCCATGATGCGCCTGTCAATGTATCTGGAAGAGCGGATAACGAACGTGTACCGAGGGTCAAGTACCTCAACACTGAACGGAGAAATGTCATCTTCATCATTGTTAAGGCCAACGTAGGTATATCCAACGCCAGTGATCTCAACGTATCTGCCAAGGTCCTGAGTTTTTCTGCCAATCCCGATAGAAGCGTAGGATTCGTTCAGAAGCGCAATCGCTTTTGTTTCATCCTTGGATTCGCCAACATCAACTCTTCCACGCTGGACAAGCGTAATAGGATTGCTCCATATATATGAAGTTTTGAACTCCGTTACCTGGTGGGCAACATTGTCAACGCAACGAACATCAATATCCTCACGGACCTGTTTCTCTCTGCGAAGGGGCTGTTCACCGGCCTCATACTGCATGAGGTATTCGCAGTTCGACATGTTCATGAGGTGTTCTGCATAGGCTGTCTGTACAATGGGAATGACATTAGCCTCCGTCACCTCTGCAACATCGGTATAGAGGATTCGCCTTCCCCATGTATTCTCATAGTTGACCAAGGTTCACCATCACCCCCTTTTTAGTACGAAAAAAAGCACCCAGGTTTTCCCAAGTGCCAGTTTGTGAGCCTATCATCAATTTTCAAAATATTTATCAAAAACGAACAAAACGAACAACATTAGTCAAAATAACACTCTATATATCTCTTATAGGCCATTCTCACGCTGTCCGCAGTGTTGCCGCCACCCATATGAATTGCAATATCCTCCCACTGCATACCCTTGACCAGACGATAGTTGAGAATACGCCTGATGTGGGAATCAGGAATGTGAGCAATGAACTCTTCTATCCTGCATCGCTCCGCTTGAATATCAACGGACAGTTTATTGAGAGTGGCTTGCGTGTTGAGAAGGAGCAACTTCTGCTGTTGAAGGGAAGTTTTAGTCCGTGAGTAATCGCCGGATGCGTAACCCTCTATGACAAAGCCTTGTACGCCACCTTCTCCGCCATAGACTTTATCCTTGACCACACCCTCCTGCTCGATGCTCTTCATCCGCTGTTCGATGCGCTCAATTTTCTTGTTGATGCTCCAAATCTTCTCTCTGACTTCGCCATATTCCCTAACAAGGTCGCCGTACTGTCCAAGGCTTTCTTTCGTCATCGCCTACCTCCAAATGGGGACTGCATGATTATTGTGGGCCGGAAATTGAGTTTACGAGTAATGAAGAGTGCGAAGTTGGCGAGACAGTCAGGAACATCATCGTGTTTGTTCTTGCCCGATACTGAGTAGGTGACGAGCATACTCATGAAGCGACCGTAATCGTCCTTCTGGGAATAAAGCGACTTGTCCTTGAAGAGAACATGTTTCTTAATCCAGTCGGAGTTGACGATGATCCTTGTCTCCTTGTTCGTCTCAGTCGGCTTAGTCGTGACATTACACCGGCAGGAAACAGCATCAAGTCTCTGTTTGACTTCCCACGCAATTCTGTCACCACCGGCATTCGATTCAAACTCGCACTGTTGCATATTGTGTTGGAAAATAATGTTTGAAATACGGGCATATTGGAAATTGAAATCAGAGCTGTCATCACAGATGGTATCGACCATGTAGAAATCGTCACCATACTGATACATGACAGGCAGTACCATGAAGTCAACGCCGGATGCTTTAGTATCGCAAACACCGAGAATCGCATCGGGTTCACCGACCGGCAGAGAGAGGTATCTGCGAAGATCGCTTTCGTGGTAAAGAAGTCCCTCACGCTCGACCGGCTGGTTCTTGTAAAGGCACTGATAGGAAATGTCATCCATGACAAGTGCCTGATTGTTGTAAAACTCAGTCGAGAAACCATTTACATCGAACATGAAATTGCTCTCGCCGGTTTTCGGGTCAATATCAGGAACGGCTATGAAGCGCCAACGCTTATTGTTCTCATAAATGGTCTGTAGTCTTCCAATAACGTCCCAAACCGACCACCGGGTGCTTATGTGTATCTCTTTGCATTTGTCCACTTTGCGCTGTAAAGCATCGGTCGCATAGATGTTCCACAGCTTATCAAGCGTGTTCTTGTTCAAAGCCTCCTCAATCTTACCGATCATATCATCGACCATAAGAAACTTAGAGGCACGAACCTTACCAGCCATCTCAGAGCCAACGGACGCAGTATTCAGCGAAGGGAAGGGCTTATACTTGCCAACGTTGAATTGTTGCATCTTCGCATTTTGCTGAGAAACTTTGAGGTCCGGGAAAACAGAGGCCCAATTATACTCAGGACTTGTGACAATATCCAAGGCTCCGTCATAGTACATCCTGGTAATATCCGCCGAGTGTGAAAAGAAAAGGTTATACTCTTTGGGCCACCATCCGATAACGGCTGATATGAGGAACTTTGAGAGGGTGGTCTTACCAGTTCCCGGAGGAAGGGATATGCAAAGACCGTCCAGTTCATCATCAATCATGGACTGAATAGCCTGTATCAGACCAATTTTACGGAAACACCTTCTTCTCGGCTGATAGAATCGCTCCTCATAAGGCCGGTCCTTCTCAACATACATGAGGTAGGAATCAAACTGGCGGTTCTGTGCCTCAAAGAGCATGATTCGCCAATAGAGATTGTTATACAGTTCGGGATTCTTGCACTTAGGGTCAGCTACCTTATTGATGCACTCACGCTTCACTTCATCAGTGAGGTTAAGAACATACTTGCGGTCATTGTAGTCGTTATTGAAAACGCCGCTCCCCCAGGAAACAAGATATTCAACGCCAGTAGGTGAACAGAGATACGACCTTTGTAGTCGCTCGTAAATCTGTCTATCGTCAGAACGCAAAAAAGAGACACCTCCTTCTCAGAAAGTGCCTCTTCACTGCTACCCACGCCCACTTGCGTAGGCCAGATGCCTTATTATAAAATTTTCGTCCGCTTATCTTTGTAGACAGATACCCCATCTTTTGAGGTTCGGACCGTCACATCATAGCCGTTCTTGATAGCATTAGCCATAAGGACCGCTGCCTGTCTGATTTTCTCAGCAATCTCTACTTCTGTCACTTCATCACCCCTCACTTCTTCAACGCTTCAATGAAGCTCCATGTCCAGTAGAGGAATATGGTGTAGAGGACTTCCGCCCCAACGACCTGACGAATCGCAAAATCAAAGCCCATTGCCTTGAGACAAATCCAGACAAGAAATGTCAGCGGTACGCCAAGTGCGATAGTGGCAACGATTAGCGCAACCGCAAAGGGGAGTGCCTTCTTAAAATCCATATTAGGCCGGAAATTCCTTTCTTTATATTTTTATGAAGGGTTAATAGAAACAAAGTCGTGCCTGTTTGTCGGTCCGGGTACAGGCATAAACCCGGTAGCAACATTGTGCATATCAATGTCACAGGAGGTAAGAAATGAAAGGAGTACACTGCTCCAAGCGGCCTAACGAGAGTACCGAACCTCTCTTAACAGCTAATAGCTATTAGACCTCACCCCGGTAAACATCCGGCCTGACAAAAATCACCAGGCAGATGACAGACCTGGCGCAAAAAACGAACCAGATGCCCCCATGATTATCCCTTACAGCAGGATTCGAACCCGCACCTTGTACCTATCCTTCCCAATTAGACGATGCAAGGGAGCCTGCTATAGCGGTTCACTCGCTATTTTTCGTCACAGGCAGTTGGTTATGTGTTGCGCTTCACACAACCGTTGCCGTCTCGCCATCGTAACCGGTTTACGGTGGTTCCCGGCAGTCGCAGGAGAGGGATTTGAACCCCCGATTTCAAGGTTATGAGCCTTGCGAGATTGACCGAACTTCTCTATCCTGCAATGCGACAGACTACAATGCGGCCTGTCAGCGCACACAGGAGAACATGTATGATGAACTTTCAAGGCAGAAGGGAAGAAGAACCGCAATGAAAGCAATCACCAGTTAATTTCTGCCAGTCGAACCGATACCGCCTCTATCAGGATTTCCCAACCGCTCGACCTCAATAATCTCGCAGTCGGGTTGCTGACGCATGATGCGGAACTGGCAAATTCTTGTAAACTGCGGTATTTCGCAAACCGATTGTCCATCAGGCAACCGCAAGCAGTACGCCGGGAAATGCCAAATGTCATTGTCTCCCTTGTACGCATGGTCAATTACGCCGATGGAGTTAGGACAAATTACGCCATACCTTTTGAACGTTGAAGAGCGAGGAGCAACTATGGCTTCATACCCGGCAGGCAACTCAATGGAGACACCCAACGAGATCAACCGGTAATCGCCCTGGTGCATCACAACACGTTCAGCGGTGTACAGGTCATACCACTCACCATCATGAGCCTGTCTAATATCAGGCATTCCGGGAATATGGTACTTTACCCTGATGACCGGATTTAAAATCTCATTCCTCGCTATCAGCATACTCAGTCTCCATGTCGAACAGCCTGTCAGCTATCCGCTCCGAAAGTTCCCTATCAGCAGTCACATCAGTTATGCTGTCAATAACCGCCTTACGAAAATCAGCGTCATTGCGATACTCAGCGAGAAGAACCGCACAAGCCTGTTGTATCGTGGCAATGTTGGCCTTGATGTTGATGTTAGTGTCATCAAGCGTCAAACAGCCAGGAAGAGCAAGTGTTTCAATCTCTGCTGTAGGAACCTCACCGACCGCAACGTGTACATCGACACGGCGAACATAAGGAACCTCTACGCCGTCAACAAGCACTCTCTTGTTATCAAGCTCGAACTTGCAAGGCATCAGTCAGCCCCTCCGTCTCCGAGAAGAATCAACGAGCATTACCACAGCCACGGCACCGATAGCCACGCCCAGGGTAAGGGGACTTTCACTGAGGAACCGCAGGGCTTCACCGACAATCGGAACGTTAGTCAGGAAAGCGCCAACGACCATTGCTCCGGCAATCTCTACGACCTCTTTCACGGCGTTCATAGCACAAAACCTCCAGTGAACACGGAAAATGTTTTGAGGAACAGGCGACATGTATCTAAGGCGATACCCGGCACTATTGACCGCTGCCATAATAGCGTCACGGTCGAAGGTGAACCACTCATTCAGCACGCAACGATCACGAAGCCGCTGGTGAAGATAAGTCTCAAGTGACCGAGCCTCACTCATATCATGGCACTCGATGATGTACAGGGCCCTCAACTCCCTGGGATTTCCAGTCTGTAGCTGAGAGAGCCGTCTATCGAGGTCTGACGCTATGCCGATTTTTATAAATTCACCATCGGTGATGAAGTACACGCAATTCATAACCATGGCTATATTTAACCACTTATCAGGCTATTGGGCAAGTGAAACTTAGCTTTTAGCTATCGCTATTTTCGCTTTTAGCTGACTGTCAGGGTAAAAATAAAACCCGGATCAGTAAACAGGTAACGAAAGACTGTTAGGTAAATGCTATATGACATGTTAGTGAGTAGAATATTATGTGTGTGGTAGTAGCCCTTTTTCTTTTGGAGAATATTTTGGGGACTAACTACTCTACTTCTACCTTCTGACTATACCCCTATACCGTCTGTTTACCCTTTACCGAGCAGAATAAATTGTTTATCACTGTTTACACAATGACTATAAATCTATATCTATTAACAAGGATTAACAGAACAGGCAATGAGAGAATAGCATATTTCAGCACCCACTAAAACCCACCACGGCGGAACAGGGATTCACCGCAACGGACAGTCCGACTAATCGAACAACCACCGGCCTTTACGAGCATTAAATCGTCTGATAATGACCGTTTACAGTAAAAGGATTCAGTCTATGCAACAAACCGCAGTTTGTGGTATAGATTGGTCCGGAATACCGTATCTCCGCCCCACTTTTTAACCCATTTCCGACTATTCGTTTTCGGTTTCGGGTAGCTGTGGGATTTGGCTACTTTCTACAACGCCACCGGCAGCGGGTTCCTGTTTGACCGGTAAAGCGTCTAAGCCTTGCAGCATGTCGGACCGGCTCAACCTTGGTTTTGATTCCTCACGACTAACTCCAGGAAGGTTCCAGTTGAATTGCCTGTTTAAAATTCCCAGGATTCCAACGGGGCTTTTGGCGGTCTGTAACATGTTGGACAATGTTTCTTCTCTTGCACCCGTTATACGTTTGAAAATGTCGAACCGTTTTTGACTTAGTATATTATTAATACTATCACTCTTCCAGTTGTAAACAGTTTGATAATCTATTCCAACCATCCTACAAAAATCTTGCATTGAACACGATTTATTATTAAGCGTCGCAATATATATATAAATATCTGCTATCCCGCTTAATAGTTCCACATCGTCAAGATTCAACACAGATTTTTGATTGTTTATACCCGGATTTTTGCGTTTAAAAACCTGCCTGTTTACGTACATAAGGCAAGCTGTAAAAACGTTCTGCGGTTCCTGCTTTAAGGATTCAATGTTCTGCGATAAACAGAAATCTTCCACTGCCTGAAATATCCGGTTTTCGTATGTCGTGAGATCGTCCGGAAGTATCTCTATACTGTCATTTTGACCCATAAAAAATACCCCCTTTTCACGGCTTAATATGGCTTTTAATCGGCTTTACAGCACCCGAAATTTTAAAGCATTTTTCAAAGTCCCCAAGTAGGCATTTTTGGCCATCCCGTCGGCCCATTCTCATCATATCGGACCCGGCAACCAATAACGGCTGTTCCTATCTGTCGTGGGAACCGTATCACAAAAGTTGTTTCATTGTCAACCCATTCACTAATAGTTGTTCTTTTTGTTCGTTTTTCGGCTACACTTCCCGCACTTTGTAGCCCAATAAAAAAGGACCCGCCCATTGGCAAGCCCTGATTATTTCTGTCCAGTTCTCCCGGATCAGTTTGTATAAATATAGCCGGTCTTAATAACTACTGTAATAGCGGCCTCGAATGTATCAAACTTTTTCATTTTACCATTCCATTCAATAATAGTTTTGTCGCTTTCATTTTCAACCCACACAACCATCGTATCGCCGTTGTAATTCTTATATGTCCCATACTTATACATTTTCTCACCCTCCTATTATGCAGCTATTTCTCCCAGTTCGGGCACATCTTCCCCGGCCTCATAAATATATACGTTTCCGGCCCCGGTTTCACAGTCTTTTGCGGTTCTAACGTTTACGTGACAATTTGCGACCCACTCCCCACAAGGAAGTTTACAAAACATTGTTTCCTGCACCGGAACACCCGCCCGGCCCGACCTGGTTAATACATGAACACTACTTTCAGACTTCCTAACGACCACCACGGAATAAGCCCCAATGACAAGCCCAGCGAAAAACTCCCGAATGACTTGATCGTTCAACTTTTCCAGATTGTCCGCCTCCCGGAAATCCCCGGTTTTAAATCCGTAAATAGTAGCGTCATGGCAATCTATCAATAACCGCTTTTTCATCTTCTCGCCCTCCTATCGCCCAGGGACCGGCCCAACACCGGCCCCGCGGTCCTATTTAATATCAAGCCCCGGTTGAATAATCGATAAGATCCCCGAATTTATAAAGATCAGCGCCGTGGTCATTGATGTAAAACAGTGATAACTTGTGGCCGTTCCATTCTCTGTTTTTGGTTCTTACCCTGACTTCTTCCGGGTAAATGGGGGACTTTCTGAAACTGTCCCGAATCGGGCGAGTAAGCCCGGACCAACTCGATGTAAGACCGGCGACCACATCCAGCGCTTTTAATGTTACCGTATGTTTCCCGGAAACCTTTACAACTTGGAAAAAGTCAATGTTTGTTTGATCGTAGCCCCAAGAGATATAGAAAATATCGCCCACATGAACCCCTTCTTCATTTGTCGTTGCGCCCTTCCTCGTTTCATTATAGGCGCTTTCGGCTTTTCTCTCTTCTGCCGTGTACCTGGACAGCCTGCGCTTTATATCGTCCTTTTCGGCCTGCGTTTTCTTCATTTTGGCGTTGAGATTGTTTTTAATACCGGCCTCTTCTTCCTCGGTATAGTAGCCAAGGCCAAGCCCCCGATCCGCTGCGGTTGCGGCATGTACTTCTTCGATTTTTTCATTGTGTGAGGAGTTCCAGATGTTGGCGGCCTCTTCTTCACTGTCAGCCATAACAGCCCGGAAAGAAAACAAGTTTGCAGATACTTGATACTTAATAATGAATCTTTTCATGGTTTTTTACCTCCTGCATTATATAGGATTAAATTCATTTCTTGATTATATATTACACTATATTTAGTGTATTGTCAAGGGTTATTTGCGGAAGCTTAAAAAACCGAGGACCAGGATCAGCCCCGGCCCCCGGTTAATTTTTTATTCCGCTTTCTTGTAGAAGATGCCACCTCGCCAATCAGAAAGGGCAAGCACCCAATCTCCGTTGAATTTTGAGACTGTCGGCTTTTTGCTAAACGGCTTTTCGTCTCCAACTTTCAGTGTGACAGTTTTATCAGTTGCTTTGATAATCTCGGCTGTTACTTCTTCGCTGTCGTGCTTTTCAGAGTTCCAACGAGTATATGTGAACTTTTCCCCGACCTTGAACGGATGCGCCGCCGCTTTTTTCTCTTCTGCCTTTACGATCTCGGTTATCTCTGCATAGGAGACAGTAAGCGGGAAACCCTGGGCAGATGCAACTTTAATTACGCAATTCTTTGGACCGGTTGAAAGGACTTCGCACACGCCCCAGCGGGCAACCTTGACAATATAGCCAACTTTTACAGTCGCCTTAGAGAACTTGATGCCGCCGACCGCCTCCAAACAATCCTGATAAAATCCGAGTTCATCCAAAAGGACTTCAACACGATCCAGATAGTAATTAAAGCTCTCCTCCGCTTTTTCTGTAGTGATCTGCTCCCCGCCCCAAGTTTTAACCGTTTCACCGGCAACCACTCTTTCAAGTATCTTTTCGGCGTCTTCGGCGTTCTTCTGAACCTTTTTGATTGAAGATTCCCGCTCTTTGATTCTTCTTTCAAGAAATGCCGGGTCTTTTAAGTTGCCCTGGGCGGCGGTCACTCTTGCAGCGTTTGCTCTGTCCTTGTAATATGCGCTCTTGTGAAACTCCTCAAACCCCTTTTCAAATGAGGCCCACATCTTTTCACGCCTGCGAGTGAAAGCCCGGCCGGAAGAAGTGTTGATGTTGGGCTGAGTGAAAAATGCAATGTCGCCGTGCATGTCATTAATTGGCTTCTGTAATGCTTCCGCTCTTGCCTCTGCTGCATCTGCCCGGTTGTCGTAGCGTTCCGCCCTTCTTTCAGCCTTGGCGACCTTGACCTCGATCTTTTCAGCCATCGTCAGCCGGTCACCGGTTGCGCCTGCGTTTTCCAGTCCGAGCTTTTCCGCAACCCTGCGAGCATAGCCCAGGTTGGGCTCCTTGCAACGGGAAATCCAGCATCCGGAATTACGGCCCCACAGGAAGTTGCTTCTCACTTCATTTTTCAGATCGTCGCTCAGTGCGATATAATCAGCTTTCTCGAAATGCAGTTCGAGCTTTTCCGTCTCACGGTTGGCAATGTAATAACTGTTACTCATTTTTTATATCCTCCATTTTTTATTATCAGATCGTTTGTTATTCTCCCGGATGAAACCGAGCCGGATTTTTCAATCTCAGCCCCGCCCCATGCCGCCCGGGTCCGTACCTCTTTCTTTAAGGTAACTTTATCTTACACCATATTTAATCATTTTGCAATAACGTTATTGTATTTATCCGGATAGAATCACGTAGAAAAACAGGCCTCATTTTTGTGCAATTTGTACACTATATATTGTGCATTATCAGACAGGCAGACACCCCCGGCAGACAGGCAAGCCCGGCACAAAAGGCCATAGAACGCCCCTGAAAGCCCCAGGCGGCCCGGAACGCCCCCGGCCTTTATAAATGTATATCCGACTTTGAAAGCCCCTGCGGACCGTCTCAGCGTCCCCGGCCCCGGCATGGATCAGCCCGGAAAAGCTGGACCCGGCCCAGGGGAAGAACGCCACGCCACCGGCAGGATCCCGGCAGACTTCCCCGGAAGAATAAAAAAGGACCGCCGACAAAAGCCGACAGCCCTAAAACGCCCTAAGAAGAGTCTACTATATTATATGTATGTTTCCTTGTCTCCCAGGATAAAAGCCCCTTACAGCCCCACCCAGGGACGCACAGCACCATTATTTATCATCTTCTACATACTTTAATATATTGCCCGGCTGCATGTCCAACAGCCTACAGAGAGTATCTAAAACAATAGGCCCGATCGGTTTTCCCTCCCTTAAATACTGTATAGATGATTCAGATATAATTTTCTCCCGACGTAAGCGTGTAGTATTGTAGCCCTCTTCTTTAAGCATCTCCAAAACATCGAACTTATATACAAGCATTTTTCAGACCTCCAATTCTTCTGTTTTTGACTTCCTCCATACTATACCACGCCCACCAAAGCCCGACAACAAATTTTTTAAATTTAGTGTAATTTGTGCTTGACAATAACGTGATTGTTTGATAATATAGAATCATCAAAGGGAACACCAAAAACAATGTATTGGAAAGGAGTACAGCATGACAAAAGCAGACAAGCGCAAGACCCTACTTGCCACGATCAAAGCAAAGGGAGCCGAAAGAGAAAAGGCCCTTGATGCTATCCCGGACAGCTTGACAGACGAAGAATACAAGTCCGAAGAAGACAGGATTTTCGATGAATATTTTGCGATTACAAATAAATTATGGTCGGAGTACTCCGCACTTAGATTTAAGGCAGTAAGAAACGACTGGATGATTAAATTTGTTCAGTCTTTCGGAGCCGGACAGCATACGATCAGCGCAAACCAATTAAAAATATTTGCCAAATATGGCGAATACGACAACGACATGAACGCATACGGCGCAAGAGTCGGGAGCCTGCTTTATACAGCAAAGGCCACCAGGACCGGAGGCCATGTTACAATCACCGAGTTTTAAATCTTTTGACCCTCCCGGAGGACGCAAGGCAGGCCCGACACCTGCGGAGGGTATCGTCAATAAGGCAGAAACGGCAAACGAAAGGAGCAACAAAAAATGTCAAGAGATATGTTCATCAATTCCATTTTTGGCACAACTACCGCCGAAAGCATCACCGCAACTTTCAAGAACGGCACATCCGCCGACTACACAACAGATATTTTTTCACTGTTAGTTTCCGATCCATGCACAAAGGAAATTGTCAGCAACGAAACCGGCGAAGTTTATTTTAGTGCCGCCGAAAACTACATTGCGTACCCGGAAAGCTACAGATAAGTTATCCCTAGGCCATGCCCCAACAAAGGGGACCCGGAAAAAGGCGGTCCGAATCCGCCCATGGTCTATCCGTAACAATTAACCCATGCACAATAAGGAGTACATATGTCAAAAATTACGGTCATTCAGTGTCCGTCTGGTTTTTGGGCGGTCATGGTAGACGGCCAAGTCTGGACAGCAGCAAGCCCGACAAAGGAACACGCTGAAAACATCGTCAAGGACCTGGAAAGGAGGACCGGCAGATGAAAAGAGCAATTGCAAACCTGGTCAATACCTTTTATGAGGTGGGCGATCCTTTTGGCTATAGAGACTTCGAAAGCATTATCTCCCCCGAAAGCCCGGAGGAGTACACGCTGAAAGCACTTGAAACGAACAAAGCGAAAGTAATGGAGGACCTGCGAGAAATGGTAGAGGCCCCTATCTATGACACGCTTGTAAACCTGGTTAACTTGGTATTTGAGTAAAGGAGGGATGAAACTATGGCAAGAACCTATTTCGATACATGGGCGCACGGATGCCATGCGGAGGCAGTAGACTGGTACAAAGACGGCCTTGTGTATCTGAACATCAAGAAATACCGCAGAAGTACGGCAGTAGACCGTCCGGATGAAGAAAAGGGTTTTCTACTGAAAGTAGATGAGCCCTACAGGTTGAGAAGCTATGCAGACAGTATCGCCAACGCATTCGCAGACATGCCCGGATCATTCGGCAAAAACGGCGAGACAACCGTCTATACAGTCACCCTCCCGCCCATACTCCCGGCCATACGCTTTTAATCAAAAGTGCCGTTCTCAGTGGGAGAGCAAAGGCGGAAGCCCCTTGTGATAGGTTCGAGCCCTATACGGCATTCTCGGAGGGTTTGAGTCCCCCCTGGCATAATCGAAACTGAAAACAATCAACTAAGCCCACCGTGGCAGAAAAGGAGAATACAATGGAAAGACCGTATGAAGAAGAAGCAAAGACGTTCTGCAACGCAATCAAGGCGTTTGCCACCAATCCCGACAACCTTGAAAACCTTGAGAGTTATCTTGCCATGCACTTCGCCACATGGATGCAGAAATACGCCGATACCCCGGAAAACATCGCCAGTGAAATGAATTCTTTCGCTGAGATTTAAGTCCCCCCTGGCATTTTTCAAAAACAAGTCCCCTGTGCCATTTTGAAAGGAGAAAAATTATGTCATATCGCTACTACTTAACCCAACGTCCCTTTATGCCCGGAACATTCCCCGGCAAGCCTACTGATTGGGAAGATATTTCCGATCACGGCAGAGTTTTCGTCCCTGAAATCAACCGTAAAGCCTGGGCATGGGTCGAGTATAAGTCCCCCCTGGCTCAAAAGGAAGTCGATAATTATGAACTGGTTCCGGCCTTCCCTGTCTATGAGGTGGGAGAACTTGATGAAAGATTCCGTGAGGGCTTTGAGCAGATGAATCCCGGATACGCCTGCACCGGCGAAACGCTGAATGTAAGTTATCCGTCTGGTGAATATGTGGAGTATGTGGTCTTCACGCAGAAAGCTAAGTCCCCCCTGGCAAAGAGGCCCGAAGTCCTGGATATGGGCGACTATTACAGAGTGGCCGGATATAGCAAGTTCTATCGGGTTGACAAAAAGACCCTCCTGGCAACTGAGGAAGATTAAGCCCCCGGTGCCAAATTTGAAGCCCCTCGTGCCATTTTTAGAAAGGAGATCACTATGGCAAAATGGAATAACTGGTACTACGACACGAACGCAGGCGAAGCCGTTTCCCTGGATCAGTTAAGAGCCGACTATGAGCAGTTCAAAGCCGAAAGCCCGGAGGACTACGCAAGATACCCGGATTTTGATAGCTACATGAACGCCTGCATGGTCCGCAACAATGGATCATTGGCTCCCATTCACGAACTGGCGGAAAACGATGTGGTCACGTTCTTGGATGCGGATGAAGCAGTTAACTATATCAATGAGGCAGCGGTCAAATACAGTCTTTCGGACGCTGAGAAAGCCCGGCTCCTGGACATGGTAAGAGATTTTTACAGCTAAGCCCCTCGTGCCAATTTCAGATAGTTAGCTTAAAGCTAAAAGCCCCCTGTGGCTCTCTGAGAAGCCATGCAATCCAGTTTGAAGTCCCCGGTGGCATAGTTGGTAGGCTAAAAGATAAAGCCGCTCCTACGCCACTACAGGGACGCAAAAGAAATTTGATAATCACGTAATTTATGTCTTGACAATGCCGTGATTGTTTGCTACAATGAAGACAGTTAAAGAACAGCCCGCCCCGGAGGTAACGAGGGCATGAAAGGAGAAAGCAAATGTTTACAGTACACGGAAAGGCCCTCAACAACAGCAACAACATCATGGATGCAATCGCAACCTACATGGACGATGATATTTGAGAAACGGTTCACGCAGAACTGGCCCCTTGCACGAATGACGAGTTCATTGCCCGGTATCTTGAACTTGATCCTGACTTTGAGGAACTTCTGGTCAGCGAGTTCAATTTCCGGGAAGTAGATACCCCTGCCGAACTGGAAGAGGACTAAAGCCAGAACATTTCCCTGGCCTCACGAAAAAGATGGAATACGGACGATAAGAAGGAGGTGTGAAAATGCCAACAAAAAGAAAAATCACTCCCGAATACATGCAGAAAGTCCGGGAGTACAATGATAAAAACTACGAAAAGCTGACGCTCATGCTGTCAAAAGGCATTAAGGCCGAATGGAAGGCCGAAGCCAAGAAGAAGGACATGAGCCTTACGAAGTTCGTGACGGAGGCGGTCACGCAGTACATAGCCAGCGGAGGACAGACAATTCCGCAGGAACCTGACGAGAACTAAGCCCCCGGTGGCAGATTGGAGGAAGGCATGGTAAGCAGAACATCCATTGACAACAAGGTATGGCAGGTCCGCAAGTACCTCATGGAGCGGTACGGATGCGATAGAGCGGATGTAATCGTTGCTCCCCTTGTCTGGTACGTTGAGACTGGAAGAGCCAGTGTAGCGTTCCTCAGAGCGTTCCTGGACAGTAAGACATTTATGACTGCCCGGAGACTTGCCAACGCCAGGACTTACGATATGGCTATTGGGAGCCTGAAAGACTACTACGGTCTTGAGTAATCCTTGCGTAGCCTTGAGTAAATGCCAGTGTTTTGCCAGTGTTTTGCCACTTTTTTGCCAGAAAGGAGGTCCCCGGTGCCAGAAATTACCAAGTTGCCCGACAAAAGCCGACAGGCAATCCGCTATTTCCGGGAAATGCTTTTCAGCGATAATCCCGAACTTGTGCAAAGCGCACGTTTCGCACTTGTGGGATACCTTCTCGGCTTAACAGATGCCGGTGTATTGACAAGCGAAGAAACTGACCGGCTGATAAAAGATTTGAAAGGAGTTTGAAATGTTTGATATGATTGAAAACCATGAAGTATTGGATCGTAGTGGAAATCTGACCCTTGTCCATTTCGTTAATCAGGTCATGGATACCGCCATCCTGGTCAGGAATATGGGCGAAGAGAATCAGGAAGTGCTTATCCTTGCGTCTCCCCTGTCTGATTATCCGACCTGTCTCGAAGATGCGGTCAACAACTATACATGGGTCAGCCCGGAAGATAAGGACTGGTCCGAGGAAGGAGGGTTTTGAGTGACAGAGTATCGAATCGTCTGCTATTGGGCGAAGGTGTGGAAGTTTAGCAGTCATGCCGACAAACTCAAATACGCAGAAATCGAAGACAATCACAATCCGACGCCTACAACCCCAATGGGAATCGAATTGAACTGGTGCAGATTGGCCTCGATGGATGAAGCGAAGAAGCAGTTGAGACTTGTAAGACGCTTCTGCCGACCGCTTGCCTACAATGGCAACAGATATAAGTGCTACCAATGGGGATTCCGAATCCAGAGCAGAGAAGTTACGGATTGGAGGGATGAGAAGTAAAAGTCTACGTTGTAACAGCCGGTACATATTCTGATTACCACATCGAGAGGGTATTTACGGATGAAAGTATGGCACTGGCCTACATCGAAGCGCAGAAAGACAATGATGTGTGCATCGAAACATACGAGGCTAATGAGGAGAAGCACAACTCCCTGACAGGTTATACCGTAGCTTGCATTGGCGGAAAGTTCTACGTTCACAAACGAACAGGCGATTTCTATTACTATCAGTCTCGCTACACGGAGGCGCAACCTCACTGGCGTGGTTTTGAATGGACAAAGAAACTTATGCCGAAAGGCAAGAAGATACCCCTGTATGTTACCAATGTTGTTGCTGAGAGCGAAGACAAGGCGTTGAAAATCGCACAAGACAGATGGGCGAAATTCAAGGCAGAAAAAGCCGGGATTTAAGATACCCCTGTCCCAAAGAAAAAGCGATAGCCCGAAAGCTACCGCTCTTTTTATGTTCAGATATAGTTTTCTTCGATATATCTACCCACGGAACCATCCTTGAACCTAACGTTAATTGCACGTGGATATGTGTCACCCGGTCCATATTCGGGTTCCGTTACTGCAACGCCAGTGTGCTGAGATTCGCAGTCCCGGCAATCTTCTTCGTTTTCGTAGATTGAATGGCAATAATCGCACATCCATCTTTGCACTGCTTTCATTCAGCCCCTCCTGAGTTCTTTATCCACTCTGATTCATACCAAATTGTCAGAGCCTTCTCGCCATTGTCCGATGTTTCCTCTTCGTACCTGCAAATTTCATCGTCAAGGTTGTAAATGTCTCCGTCCAGTGAGAGGAGTGTGCCATTAATTTCATACCGACAAATTCCTGTGAACATGTCAAGTTCTTCTGTGCCACCATTCGGCATAATATCCACCTCAACGACTGTTCGACAGTAAATCAGCAGAGGCCCCTGTGGATTCACGTTCTTTATAGCATCGCCAAGTGTCATTCAGTCCTCCTCGTCTCCTGTCTCTTCAACTATGTCCTTCGCAAATTCGTCCAAGTCCTGTTTGATCTCATTGGCAGTCAGGCGAACCGGTACTAACGTCTGAGGCATGAACTCCAACTCATAAGCATACTTTGATACGCCCACGCCAGAAACATCTTCAACGGTATACATCGTCCACTCATTCAAATAGATGTAGTGCTTCTGATAGATACCCTTCTCCCGGTCAAGTTCTACCAGGACAGCTATGCCGTCAGTTACATCCTCAATGGACATTTTGCCGGTCATCTGTAGGACGCACTTATCTGAGCGAGAGTTGATAACTGTCAGTCTCCGGGTTACGTTGAAGTTGTCAGCCTCCTTACTGACGTTGTATGAAACCCGCTCAGCCTCAGAGCAACCAGTCAAGCTAAGAACGATAACGGCAATCGCCACAGCAGTAATAATAGATGCAAATATCTTCTTCATTTAAGCCCCTCCTCAGTAATTCTTTCTTTCGTAATCGGCCTCAAATCCGTTGTCAAACTCAAGATGCACAACATATGGGACTTTTTGCCTCTCGTTGAACTTGAGTACAATATTCGTAACGCTTTTTATGTGATTCTTCTCGCACTTTCTGCAACTTGCCTCATCGTCAAATATCGAGCCGCATATATCATACTTATAAGTTTTGATCTCAGTCATAAGGGCCTCCTGTCATACACAGACGAAATCGTCTTTCGTTCCATCTTCGTAAAGGACAACGATGTGGTGTGCGTAGCTTGAACCCTTATTGAACATGACCTTAATGTTCTTTGGAACAACGTGTTTTCCTTCGCACTCAGCGCACTCGCTTTCTGTTTCAAAAGCAGTTCCACAGTATTCGCAGATGTACCTTGTGTCCTTCTTCATTCTTCCTTTTCCTTCCAGATAATCCTTGGATATTCATGCCGTCTCATTTCCTGCTTACCGCACTTGGCGCACTGATGCTCATACCTGGGCGGATATGTGGAGATAACAATTCCTGTAGGCATCATCTGTCCGCCGCATTCATCACAGTAAAGTTCAACCAGCTCTGCCTCAATCGGTTTTGACTTCTTCACGCTCTCTCCTCCATTCCTCAATCGCATCCTGGATAACCGTACTGAATCTATGACAGCAATGATTCTCTTTGTCATACTCGGCGCAATCGTGACAATACGGCTGTTCGTCAGGAACTTTGACATATCTCGCAGTGTTGCCGTTTGCGTCAGTGACCGTAAAGGCAGCGGTCGTAGCAACATCAAGGTTTAGGAACTGATCGTAAAGGTCCTCGGTGGTTTCGCCAAAAAGCTCAGTCATTGAAAGCCCCCTCTGTAATCTCCCGCATGTAAGGAAGGTTATTAAGAATCTTCACGAACTCACGCCACTCGTCAAGTTTGTGGCCCCTCCTCTGCTTCATCATACTGACCGCCACTTCATAGTTGAGCATGACGGTCCTTTTTTGATTGTAGGAAGAAGGAAGAAGCTGAATTAACTGCCACCAGAACTTCTTGTCTTTGGTCTTGAGGAAGTTGTCTCTGAACGCATTCAACGCATTGACCACACCTCTCAGCACTCCTGTTCCATCACCCTGGATAAGGTTCTCATGTGAGAAGTCGTCCATTTCAAATTCCTTTGCGTGAATCTTGTGCATCGTTGAGCATGAGTTTTTCTCTACGCCCATCCTGTAGGTGTCAAACTCCTTCCACCAGTATAAAGGAGCGGTAATATCGCACCAGACAACGATCATCCGCATGAATTTCCGATGCTCAGTACCGGCCTTGAACAGTCTCCGCATCAGGTCCATATCGTTAGGACCAATGCTATAGTAGGTAAGCGTGACCTCATTTTCATGAAGCGGCACTTCCTTGACCCATCCAGAATCGCTCTTATCCCAACTGTTCATCGGGTTTCTCATTCCCCGGATAGCGTGTGCAAAACCGGCAACTTCGATTTCTTCAACCTTAATCATTTTCAGCCTCCCATATTGTTAATGACGAACAGAATAGCTTCTCCCCTTGGCGATATGAGCCAACGTATCAGGTCTATGAAGGTAGCGATCCATCCTGCGGCGAAAGCACACGTTATTGCGCTGACAATAAGAACCGTCCCCTCATACACGGAAACGCACTCGCAACCATGCTTCTTGATAAACACCACAGTGAAGATAACAATGGCGGAAATGATAACTGCACCAAGCACAAGCCACACAACATCTCTGGTGATTGAAGCCCTGACAATCTCAGCGATCAAACCGTCAGCCGTTGCGCCAAAGCTCTCGCCCAACACTTCAAGCACTTCTCTTACTTCGGCAGCGGTCATCAGTACTCCTCCTCTTCGGTAAAGCCATCATCGAAAGTTTCCTCTTCATTATCCTCTTCATCCTCTTCTTCATCGTTATCGGTGAAGTCAAGAATCTCATTCAGCGCAATCTTCAAGGCATCAACCGTCATCCGCCTGGATACAAATGATCCGACTACTCCGCCAAGAAGAAATGCGAACACATAAAACATTACGTTCATTTGTCCCCCCTGTCCGGCCCATCATTAAGGCCCTCAACATCTGCTATGTCAACCCACGTCCTGAAAACTCTGCGACCAACTAACATATCCTGCATCAGCCGTTCCCATTCTTCCTCGGTATCAAAAGACTTTGAAAGTTCTTCCGGGTCCTTTGTCCGTTGCTGGTAGAAGAGATCAATAATCAGGAAGGCAACTCTGTCCCGGTTATTTCTCGGCTGAGTAATGATGACAAACCTTTGCTTACCGTCAGGACCTACCCATTTAACTCTCCACGGATAAGGCTTTCGTCTCTTGCCATCCTTGTTTTTGGTCTTGCGCTTATGGCTTATCTCTCGACCAAAGTAAATCTTATCTCCGACTTTAACCATCAGTATTCTCCCAACGCAACTTCTGTCCGCAGTGACGGCAATACCTGTCACCAACATCAATGTCCTTGCAACATTCAGGGCAGTTCGGCCCTCGTGCATTTTTCGCAAGGCTCTTCATCAATGCGCTAATAGCAATGAAAAGCATGTTGTTCCCCAGGTCATCATCAAGATTTATGCGCTCACTTAGTGCCATCGGTCGAAGCCTCCAACGCCTGCCTGATTTCGTCACTCAAGTCAATGTGAACTCCCTTCGATTCCAGAAGTTCAAAGATTGCCGACCACTCAGTTGTTCCGTTAAAGATGGAGTTAACGTAACGATGGTAGCACTCCTCGAATCGTTCCATTCGTGTCAAGCCGAAGTCGAACACTTCCCACAAGCACATCAGAGCAACGGCCTTCATCGTTCCCGAAAGAACTACTTTGTAAGTCGTGTCCTCAGTGAGTAAATCACGCATGTTTTTGAAGATGAACACGCCGGTCCGGTTCCTCAGAGCAAGTTCCTTATTGAGAACAGTCAATGGATCTTCGCCCTTATCCTTGGCCTTGTTTGCCATTTCGACCGCCCATGCAAAACCTTCCATTCTCCATTGCTGCTCCTTCTTAGACAGTCCTGCCATTTACTCACCCGCTTTCACGAACACGTATCCGATGATAACTAAAACGACAATTATCACAAACGTACTCTTATCCATCAGCCGTTCTCCTTTTCTTTTCTTCTGCGCTCCAACTCGGCATTAACGTTGTAAAGAAAATCGACAATCATCTTGCGTCTCTTTCTGGCTGTCCACGATTCACCCTCGCAGTACAGAGCGATAAGCCGGTCCGCTTCTTTCAAGAACTCGTCCCACATTTCCTCGCTGTCAGCATCCGAAAACTTGTCAACGTAGGCAGTGAAGTCCTTAATGAAATTGTGTTCCTCGAAACATGTGAAGGCCCTGACGATTGCATCCATGCGCCGTGAGGAAATATCGTCCTTGAGTTTACCGTCCTCATCAGCACAGAAGTGAAGCCACAACTTATTTGAATCTCTCAGCAGGCCATTTTTGTAATCATCGTTTTTCTCCGGGGACCAATACGCCTGTGCGAATGTCCAGAAGTTCCCAAAAAACGAAAACTCCCGGTCGCCCTTTTTGAAACTTTTCACTGCCATTAAATCGCCTCCTCAACAAGTCTACGCCTTTCAGCGTCAATCTCTTCTTTCCGGTCCTTAACAATCTTTCGGACCATGTAATCAGTTACGCCAAACTCACGAGCGGTACGCTTAATCCCATTCCATTCACCAGTGTCAGGATTCTTGGTGCAAAGGAAATTAACAATCATTGTCTCCTGGTCAATTCTGGTAGGAGTGATCGCTTCACCTTCATCGACTACCGATGCATCAGTGAGTGCGGACAACTCCATCTTTAAGTTTTGGATTTCGAGTTTCAGTTCGACAATCTGCGCTTCATAACCCTGCTCCCTCTCTTTGATTGTGGCATACGATTCCTCCGCCCGACTTGCTCTGCCCGACCAGTAATCGTACATGTCCTTGTACTTCTCGACCTGTACCTCAAGGTCAGGAATTAGCGTATCCTTCTCTTGCATGTACTGATAGACCGACTTCAAATCAGCCAATGCCTTATCGTACTTCTCACCCAACTCGGCATAACATTGTTTAGCAAAGTCTCTCTCAGCAACCGCTTCTCGCAAGCCTGCCATTCCTGCTTCAAGGCCCCTGATAGTACATAACTTCCTCACTATCTGGTCAGCCGGGTCCCTAACTGGCGCACCAGCTTCATAAGCCAGAGCATTGACCTCACCCTCAAGTTTGCACCACGCAGCTTCAACGTCTTCGGGTAACAACTCCTGCAATGCCATCTTAACGCCGACTGTCCGATTGTACGTTTCCCTCGCAAGCCATGTACGATTGAGTGCTGCCATAAGAACTGCCGTGGCAGCGGTCAAGACCAAACAACACCATCCAAAGTTAGCCACTCGTGTGTTGGCGAAAACGACCCACGCCGCAATCTGCAATGCAAGAATGATCCGTGTCGGTTCAGCAAGCAGTGTTTTGAACAGGCCGAAAGCGTCAAGCCAAATGAGTAGCGCAAGGTTGAGGAAGGCAGCGGTCAGGATAACTCGAATGGGCTGTTGAGTATAAATTGTCAACACGCCCCACCCTATCCCGGCTATAGTGGTGTAAATTCGGGCTTTTCTGAACCTATCGAATCGCACACCTTCCGGGGCTTTTTCGAGATATGACCGAATTTCCTTGCTTAAATCGCCTTCGCCGTGTAAGGCTTTAGGCATCCTCAGAAATCCTCGCATACGGTCCGCAGACCACGTATCACGCCGTTTCGCATATCTCGCACCCCTGTTCACATACCTATTTTGGGGCGCATCCGGGTAGGTTCCGTTGCCTGCGCTGTACTCCATATCTTACCTCCTCATTCTGTACATCCCCACTTCCTTCTCCCATGCTCTGTCAGCTCTCCATGCTTCGGCTTCTGCCGATGAACCAATAGCGGCTACAAGCAGGATTGCCACGACCGGCATAATGCAGTAAATCGTGTTCACGTTTTCTCCTCCCTCCACTTTTTAATCATCGCCGTCAATAATACTTTCTCAGCGAGATAAACGTCCGCTGGCTTTTCGAGACACGTTGCATATTCTTCAATCCACTTGACCGGGATCGCTTCAACACTCGGCGCATCCTCAATCAGTTTTCTTGCTCCCCCTGGCGGTCCAACGTGTACTCGGTCATATTCTGCAAGTAAAGCCTGCCTGCTAATTAAATCGCTCATCCCGTCTCCTCTCTGCAATAAATCCTTTTGTAAAGTCGTTTATAAGCCAAGATATAACCTCGTGTGGGAGATACCGCCCATGCAAATCAAACGACTTTGTGTGATATGCCAATAGCCAACCTAATACTTCTTGATAATCTGGCTGTGCGGACGGCACTTGCTTCAAGTACAGTTCACATTCTTCAGCGATGTCATCGCCGATGCCTTCATAATTGCGGGTTTTCTTCCATCTATTCTTCAGCATATCAATCGCCGCCTGTCTGCTGATTAAATCACTCATTCCGTCTCCTCTCTGCAATAAATCCTTTTGTAAAGTCGTTTATAAGCCAAGATATAACCTCGTGTGGATAGTATCGGCCCATTAGATCAAATGATTCTTCGTAATACGCCAGGAGCCATTCATGCACATCTTTTTTTGAAACACTGTCAGCGGACGGCAAAAGAGCATCATAGCTACCACCATCATCGGCAAGCTGTTCTTTCAATCCCGCCTCGTACATCTGCTTATCATGGCTTTGCATCCATCCAGATTTTTGCAAATGATCTATCGCTTGCTCGTCTGTGATCTCCGGTTGTGCGGTTGGCAAATCCGACAAAACATATCTAACATCCACCCGGTCCAACAATGTGCAATCGTATTCTGTGTCTACCGGGCAAATATGGTTAATTGCATCAATCGCATCCTGCCTGTAAATCGTCTCCTTCATCCTCGTCCCCCTCAATCAACTCCACATCTTTTTCCCAACTGCCGCCTCCCATAGCGCAGTCGCTTGCAATTTCAAAAGCCTCCTCCTCGCTATCAGCTTCAATGTCATCATACTCAGCTTCAAGCCGAACCCACACACGATACTTAGCCATTGCTTCCCTCACTCATGTCGTGATATAAACGGCGATACATCTCTTCCAAGGAAGTGAATCGTAAAGCGCATCCCATTCCTCATCGGTCAAGTCGTAAATATCTCTGCCCTGAGAATCGTAGCCGTACTTACATCCGACCATATCGTTCAGAACATCTTCCTCATCGTCATCCCGGAAGTGAATGTATTCGCGACCGCTGTAATATTCAGTTGCTTCGCAACGTCCCCATTTGCCGACCCAATATCCTCCGTCATCTGCGACCACTTCACTGTCAACCATCGGAATAATCGGCAGGTCAGGATTCTCTTCAATGAGTTTTACAATCTCAGGTTTCGCCATCGTCTCTCTCCTTTCTGTGTTCGCAGTACAACTCGCAAAACGAACACGGCAGTCCATTCACACCGCAGATATATTTGCCGGTCGCTTTCAATTCTTCAACCATTTCACTCGGCGTTGTCGGTTTCTGATTCATCGTTTATCCCCCCCAATCAGTCGCCTGACCGCACTTCACGCAATAATTTCTTTCAGGATGAATGTTCCCAATTCCTGATAACTGCCGTCCACAATTACCGCACCTTTTTGTCGAAGTCGTGATTCTAACCGGCATCGGAATCTGCTTTTTCAGTGCATCAATCGCCATATTCATTGCCAGTTCCCATTCAAGTTTGCCGTTCGGATAATCACGGTTACATCGTTTGATGATGTACTCCACTGCTTCTCTGTGTGTCATCGTTTCCCTCCTCGTTTCAATGAGCAATCAGTGAACAAAGTCAACCGCTCCATCTTCGGACAATTACACCCCCAACAATCTTCCGCACCCGGTTTGGCATTGGGCAACGCCTTAACTCTTTCCTCAACCATCTTGATGTAGTCCTCAATGGTCATCCCGGTAATGTCGCCGGTCAGACACATCAGCGCATCGTCACGGTTAACCAAGTTCTTCATCCAAACCATCCTTTCTTCTCAGGCCGTGTATTCCACGCATCTTCCGCATCCTCTTTCTGCTGATAGGCAGGAGTTTCGGGATGAACCGGACACGCATCATTGGTGCAACCTACAGACCACATTGCCTTACCAACGCCCCAGGCAGGAGACTGTTTAAAGAAGTCAGCCAGACCGCCACAGAAAGGACAATCCTTAAGATTCCGTCTCTGCCACCATGCCATTTTTTTCTACCTTTCTCTCAGGGAGTGCAAGGATTTCGGAGAGAGGAGCGAACTTATAACTGACATATGCCATTGAGCAAGATGACACTTCGTTGTCCCAAATAATAGGACAGTCATCACAGCTAAGACCACGCTCATTCACATACTGGCAAAGATAGCAATGGCAGTATATCTTGTCTTCCTCGTGCTGTTCGCACCAGTCGGTTTTAAAGCGTATCCTCTCCCACTTGCCCGGATTATCCCCCAACTCCTTCTGCATTGCAGTCCACATTTCCCGATGCTTTCTCAACGCTTCTTCCCTTGTCAGCATTGCCGTCACGCTCCTCCTTTCAACATCTTTTCAAGCAATTCCTCATAGAGCCTCTTATAAACATCCCTCTCAGCATTGGCCTTAATGAGATCAACGGGAATCGGCTTCACCTTGCATTCGTGAGGTTCAAATACCTCGTCCAGTACAACCGGCAGTTTCTTCTTCATCTCAAGTTCCGCCCTCAGTCGTTCAATCTCTTCGTTGGCTATCTCAAGTTCAGCAGATGTGCTTTCGTAGAGAGACTGATACTTCTGTGCCTTTTCTCTGGCAGTACTAAGTTCACTCGCCGTATCGACCGGAATAAACTCACCACCGCAGAACTTTGCCAACTGCTCAAGCAGCATCTTCGTGTCATCAGGAGAGAGCGGTCCCAAGTCCTCACCAAGTCGGCTCGTAACAATGTTAATGACTTTGCGAGGGTCAACCATATAGTTGTCAACCTCAATGATGTAGTCGCTTGAATACGGAATACTTGTGTCCAACTTGTAGCCGACCGCCACCTGTTCGTAGATTTTCAATGGGACCACATAACCAGGGTTACTGCCGTTTGTGTAAATATGTCCGACTGTCGGAACAAATGCGTTCCCGATTGCTACACCGGCTGTCGGGTCATGATAGCCCTCGCCGTTTCTCATAACGTTCAATTTCTCACCTCCACAAGAAATCTTCTGGCATCCCAACTTGGAAGGGAGCCGCATCAGCGTCCATGAAAGGACCGTTATCAGTATCTTTGGTCTTGAAGTCTCTCCGGCTTTTAGGTGATTCTCGGACCACCTTCTTGCCCTCAACAATTCCAACTTCCTCAAACCTCATTGAATCGCCGTTGAAGGATAACTCAATCTTCACGAATCGAGGCCCCTGCCTGTTTTTATCGACCTTGAGGATTTTCTTTTTGTTATCGTCCTTGTCGCTGTTCCACAGTAGCCAGATGTTAGACGCATCCTGCTCCAACGCTCCTGATTCTCGCAACTGGTCAGAAGTAGGTTCACCGTTATCATCGTTAGCCGCCGCCCGGTTGAACTGCGAAAGAGCAATCACATGACAGTGAAGATCGCTTGCCATCTGTTTTAACCCACGGCTTACCTCAGTTACCTCCTGGACACGATTACCTTTGTATCTGTCGGAGGAAGAGACAAGTTGTAGGTAGTCAACAATGACCACATCAAACCCTCTTGATTCACATTCAGCCCTCATTCCATCGACCGTGTAGGATTCCTCATAAAGCCGTAATGTCTCGGACTTCTCAAGAGCATCATTAGCCTTACGGAACCGCTCTTCTTCATCGTTGGTGTAGGCAACCGCTTTTTTAAGTCTCGTCAGGCCAATGCCACTAATCGCAACTACGAATCGCTCATAGCATTGTTTCTGTGACATTTCCAAGGAGAAGAATCCGACCTTTTTGCCACTGTCGGCAATATGCTTTGCAATCTGAGTAACCAGTGCCGACTTACCGACTGACGGCCTTGCGGCAATGATCGTCACATCACCAGGAGCAAGCTGGACAGTTTCATCAAGAAGTGGAAAGCCGGTATCGTAAGGGGCTTTAGCTTTGTCGCAGAAGTAGTCTCCCTTGTACTGCCTTGCAACCTCGGCAAGCGTTTTACCTCTGTCTGATTCTTCCTCAACGTCCATCAGGCTTTCAGCTATGGCTTTCAGCGTTTCGGCTCTCTCACCAATGGTCTGAGTAGTAGCAACCTCAAGGCCACCATTGACAAGACCGTTATACTTCCAGACCGCCCACTGCTTCCGGGCTTCTCTGGCATATCTCGGTGCAAGCGCAGAAGTCTCAGCCGTTGTCAGCGCATCTGTCAGCCGATTGATAACTACCTCTTTCGGTACGGCATCTGAGGAACAAGTCTCAGCGAGGATTACCGCATCGACCTGATGACCAGCTTCTACCTCATTGCCAATCGTAGTGAAGAGCAAACGGTTCAAAGCATCGTAGAACATTTCAGGCCGGATAATCTTTTTGACCTTCTTCCACTGCTGATTGTCAGTTACCAAAGCACCGATAAGTGCCGTTTCAGCCCTTGTGTCCATCGGCTAAATCCTTCAAGTATTCAGTGAGTGTCCCCACCTCATTGATCCGTCCGCTTATCTCACATTCCCTTACATGGTCCTCAACGAACATCAGGACATTGTTAGGAGAACCGATAGCAGTTACCGCTCTGTCGAACTCTTTCCAACAAGCCCTTGCATCCTCATGGTAGGCTCCGGGAAAGAACGCCCGGCACTTGTCAAAGCACTCTCGCCAGAGAAGGACCTGGGTCTTGGAATCCTCAACATCCTTCTTGAAAAGGCCAAGAGCAGCTTCTTTAATGTTCGCCGGAAGAGGGAACCGCTCGTAGGGATGAACCACGCTTGTGTAAGCCTGAACGCCCTTGAGAGCATATCCTTCGGGAATGTCCTTCAAGACTTCGTACCAGACATTGGCCATGTTCTCGTTGGGCGCATCGAACTGCGAATAGCCGATTCCTGACAGCCACTTAAAGACCTGTACCAACTCACCCTTCTTCATTTTCCCATACCTCCAAGTCAAATTTCGGTTCGGCGGCATCTTTTCCATCAGGCCGCTTCTTGTTGCGATAATTGCCCTCAAGGACCTTCGGGAAGTTATTTGGTTTCACAAACCAGTCGAATGTAATCGTGAAGTTTGAAACCTTGCCAGTGAGGAAGTCGCTCTGAGCGATAGATTCTATGGCCTTGATGACAGTCTCTTCACCATATTCCTTAACTCTCGTCCGAAGCATTTTGTAGCGAGTGCTTGTATTTGAGAGCCTTGAGATAGGAGAAACGCCATACTCAGAAAGACTATTCCAGGCAGAAATGATAGGTTTCGGATCGAAAGCATCGGTCGGAGACTGATAAACAACTGCGTCAGCAGGTGTATCTCTATTCTCTTCTGAACCTATACTATTCTTATCTAAACCTAATCTATTCTGTGGTTCCAATTTGGCTCCGGTTTGGTTCCAGTTTGGTTCCAAATTTTCGAACTTGCGTTCCGTATAGGCTTTGTTGTCCTTCACCTCAAGTCTCTCAAGGTCCTCTTGATATACCGTAGGAGTATATCGGTCGGACTTAATGGTATTGTGCATACGCCAGTGTTTAATCACGATCACGCCATCCTCAAAGGCGAGAATGAACCTTTTTGCGAGGAGCAACTTCAAATCGTCCACACCGGCTCCAACATACTGCCTGATGCGATTAGGATTGCTCACAAAGCCATCGTCATCAGCCCTCATATTAAGGTGGAAGTAAAGAGCCTGCGCTGAGAGCGGAAGGTCTAAAAATGCGTCCGTATCAACGACATTAAGGCTAAACATTCTTTTGTTAGCCATTTACTCGTCCTCCTTCGACCATCCTTCGAGCAACGCCGTATTAAAGAAGTCCCACTGTTTCCTCGTGGCTCCCTTCGGTTTGAAAAAGAGAGCAACCGTAGCGAGTGAAGGACCAATTTTAACCGTCTCACCATGAGGCCCCACTGCAACCTCGAATGAGGCAATGTGAGGATAAACGCCCTTGAGGACAGCATATTTTCTCTTCAATCCGGGAGCGATTTCCCTTGCGTCACCGTAAAGTTCAAATTCGCATCCGATATAACGCATCAGAGCATCCCTAACAGCAACTCGAACATCCTTATACCTGGGAGCATCAACGCCGTAATGCGGTGCATACTTGGGCAAACAGGGCATTGTCATTTACCTCCTAATAACTCGACAATCTTCTCAGCAGCTTTATTTTTCGGGCAGAACACGAATTTCACTCCGTATTTCTTCTCCATCGTTATCATGGCTTTAGCAAGCGTAGGACCACTCGCAGGACCAACTTTCGGTTTAGGTCCCTTCTTTCTCAGCCAGATAACTCGCCTCGGATTATTCCACTTGAACACATCCTGAACCGACTTGCAGGTATCGTCCTCGATCAGGACATAGAACTTGGCCCCGGCTTCTTGTGCCTTGATGCACTCGTTACGGAACCGTTCATGCTCATGGGTATGAGAGCAGATATTTCCGCATACTTCCGATAAGCTGTTCTTCCGGTCTACAGCTACCTTTACTAATCCATCAAAGTCCTTCTTCTGGACGTTCTTTTTTGATGCACCAATGACCGTCAACTTGTGGATAATCTCAGGTGTCGCCTCGATGTAGTCACCAAATGGCAATGGATAGAAGTATACGGAATGTCCGAGGTATACGAGTTTACGATGGTTGAAATCGTTGCTCTGCTTATGTGAGCCTGTTACCTGGTTAATGTCGCTGATTATTCGCAATCGTGTACCTCCACGCCAAATATCTTCCTGATGTCCTCTGTAAATTCCTCAATCGCATCCCCGGCAACCTTCTCAGCCCTCTGCTTTGCGGTCTTGCCGAACCATTTGCGCTTGAAATATTCCACATCCTTGCGATAGGTATCTTCGCCGGTGTCTCCGCTTGCGTACCAGTCGTAGGAGTGAATCAGGCAGAAAACATCGAAGATCAATTCGGAAATTTCCACATCCTCAAACACGTTCTTCCTGCGAACACGCTTTCTCGCATCCTTCAGGTCTTTTAAGCCTTCCAAATCGTAGTCAGCGTACTCATCGAATATCTCGGTACAAATAGTGCGGTCCATGTAGTTAAATCTGCCTCCGCTCATTGCTCACCATCCTTCCTCTACGGTCCAGAATCAACTTTTAGCGATTAACCCGACCATTTTATCAAGCTAAAAGCTAACATTGATTCCAGACCATTACAGGGCGTTACAGCCCCATATCACTTACGCTGTTTCTTGTCAGCCTTAGCGGTTCCGACATATCCCCATGAACGATTCCATCCGCACCCATGAATCATATCTTCCATATCCTTCACGGACAGGCCGACCGGATGAATAAACATCGGGATACCATTGCGCTCCTCAATCTGCTGACCTAAAGAGCGAATATTAGCGATCACTTCATCAATGTCAATCATCAGCCAAAACCGCCTTTCCATTCTCGTCAACCGAGACAACAGTCGTCATTCGCTCGATAATGTTCTTTACCTGGCTGTTTGAACCGAAAACCCTCTTAGCGACTGCGGCGCAGAAAGCGTTGTAAGGGTCCATTTCGTCTCCGATTGCCAGATTAACTGTGGTAGATTCATGGTCTCCCCAACAAACCGTAGTCCTGACCTTCCTGTATCCGGGCAAATGCTCCATAACTATGTTGCTCACATGGAATTTCAGCCCGCTTACTGCGTTGGGTTCATTGAGCCGCCTGTTCTCGGCGGCAAGTATATCAACCGTAGTAGAGAGGGTGTCGTTGTACTGCTTCAAACTCTCAATCTTCTTATTAGCCGATTCCAACTGTTTCTTAATGTTGACAAGTTCCTCTTTGGTGGCCTGCAACTCAGCGTCAGCTTTGGCAAGCTCCTCTTTGGTAGCCTTCAATTCATTGTCAGCCGCATTGATGTTCCTCTGACGAACCTCTGCCAGTTTTTCGTACCAATCCGCACTTCTGGCGTGAGTGTACTTCTCTAACGTGAGGTCTGCGATACACCGGTTGATTAAATCCTGCGGCACATGCTCACGATTAAATCCTTCCATTCCTACCTCCTTTCTAATCAACGCCTGCATAGAGGCGATTTTTATAGCGATTCATCGAAAAAACTTAATTGTCCCTCACACTGGTAGTCCGATGTTAATCCTCGACTTGAATTGAAAACCTTCATCATTGCAGGACCGGTATAGGGCTTATTGAACATACCGCAGGCATCATATCCGCATTTCCAATCGGTTGATTCTGCGTTGCTTATGCCATAAACCCGGCACTTACGATATGTCCTGTCATGATGCTCAATCCGCAGAAGATTAGCGCAGTCACGACATTTATTCGGAGGACTTTCGCCAAACTCGCTGTGCATACGGATTATTTTGCGGTCAGGGCTTACCATCACCCCTCCACCGGCTCACTGATAAGCCAGTAACGTTTCCAGTGCTTAGACCTGTCCTCACTCCACACCAACTCGCTCCCGAAGATGTAACCTGATTCTCTCAAGTCCGACAATCTTCTCTGCAAGCTGATGATACCCAGGTCCTTGATTGCATCGAGAGAAGTGATGAAGCGATGCTTTCTCAGATAGTCAATGATCCGTTTCGCCTGAGAAGATGTGGATTCATTCTTAATCGGCCCGGTCATGTGTCCTCCTTTCAAAATAATGACATTTGTTGCGCCAATCCAGAAAGATACATTCGTTGTCTATCATCTGGCATGGCGTCCCACGTTCGCCTATTTGTCCAAATCCGTTCAACCGCAGTCTTTCTATTATCGCCTGCGCCCGCAAGTACAATTTTCTCCTTTTCGGCCACCACAACAAAATCGTCTGGCATTTGATATTCGGAAATGAAAATGTTGTCCTGCTGTCTTGCCCATTCGTGAAACCGCTCAGAATCAAACCCGGCATATTTGCCACAGTTTGTGCCGAAGTACGGAGGGTCACAATAAACAACCGCACCTGTTGGTATTTTGACTTGCGAGAAGTCACTCGCAAGGCTCTGTAGGCTCGCAAGGCTCTGTAGGCTCGCAAGGCTCTGTAGGCTCGCAAGGCTCTGTAGGCTCGCAAGGCTCTGTAGGCTCGCAAGGCTCTGTAGGCTCGCAAGGCTCTGTAGGC